AATTTATTTTAATATGATATCTAATTATATATTATTATAGTGATAATAATTATAATAATTTTAATTTTACTTATATTTAATACAATAAGTATTGTTATTAATATATTGTATATAGTCAAATTTAATCTATCACAGGTACTAAATATGGTTATATTTAAAGTTATTATAGTTTTTAATTATATATTATTTAAATGAAGTTATAAGGATAATTATAAGTAAATAAATACTTATAAAAGATTAATGAGGAGGATGTTATAATTATGGCACTAAAGAAGAATATTAAAAAGAAGTCATTTTCACCTAAGGAAGTAAACAAGAAGGTAGTTAAGAAGAAAGTAGTAAAGAAAGCACCTGTAAAGAAGCCAGTTGAAAAGGAAGAAGTAGTTGAAGAAGAAATGACTTCTGAAGAAGAAATCGTTGAGAAAGAAACAACTGTTAAGAAGAAGGTTGATTTAACTAATGAACCTGAAGTAGATATGTCTCAATTTGAAATTCCAGAAGAAGGCACATGTACAAAGGCACAATTCTTACACAACTTTGCTGAGAGATTAAATGATGCAGGTATTGGAGTTAATAAGAGAGTTGCTGGAGATATCATGGAAGTATACAGTACATTATTAAAAGATGTTATTTCAGGGTGTTCTTACAAAGATACTGTATTAGGTGCAGCTTACAAGAATAAGTATGTTGATTTACGTGCGTATGGTTCTAACTTAGAAAAGGTCGAACATGATACATTAGTATTCCCACATAACCGTGTTGAATTACGTATAGAATATGTTAATGTAGACCCAGAAGATTTAAAAGTTAAAGGTAAATATGACAAAGAAAAAGGAATTTTCACTACACTTGAAGGTGAAGAATATGAAGTTTAGAATCAATAGATTCTAAATAAATCATTATATAAATTTTAACACGAGATACTACTATATTAGTGGTATCTCGTGTTCATAATAAAGTAGTCTATCCACACAATCGTAAATAAACGAAACGATCGAATAAAGTGGTAGACGTAACATAGTTGTATATCAACATCCTTTAACCAGCTATTATGTTGGGAATCTTTATCAATGTTAATTAAAACCTTTTAATCTAGTTAACAAATTGATACTATCTTAAGTATATAATTTTTCAAATTAGGATAGACTACTTTATTATGATGTTAATTCATCATACGAGTTACGCTTATATACTATAATGCTACCACGCCTTGTATGTATATAGTTAAATACCTACCACCCACATACGGTAGGTATTTTTTTTTTGATTATTTTTCATATAATCGTTATACTATAACAATAGATTAATTAAATTGAGATATCGGATATACATATAAATAAATAGTTAAAGAAAGGGGCAATGTGTCATATGAGTGTAATAAAAAATTTAGGTAAGTCGTTCCTATACTCTATTCCAAGTGCGTTAGGTACAGTAATGCCTACTGTTGCTGATTATAAAAGAAATATAAGCCTTCCCCAGCAGTCTAGAAAGATGATGATAGACCATCGCAGATTAGTTGAACGTGGTATGACTAAGTGGGATGATACTGGCGGAAACTTGATGAAGAATTTAAAGAATGACATAAAGAATGGTACTAGTGATAATGATACTAGTGATTTTTTTGATGATGGTTTTGATGATGACTTCGATTTTGAAGATGATGTTAGTGAAACTACTACATCAGATGGTGGAACCAATATACAGTCAAATAAAATAATAAAAGACAATCGGAAGACTATGAATCAAGTTAATATAAATGGACCCGACACTGAAGTTGTTGCTAATGAAATGAAGAAGCAATCAGGATTAAATATATTATTGAATGATAATATACTAAGATCTATGTCAGTTATGTCAGAGCAGATGAATCAAATAAATCAATTCAATCAAGAAGCTACACTTACTCATTATCAAAAGACTGGTAAGTACAGAGCTGCAATGGTTGGAAACATGGCAGATATAAATAATAAGTTAGAAAAGCTAGTAGATTTACAAACTAGTAGAAATAAATTTATGGGTACTGATGAAGATGAAAGTATTGAAAGAAGAAAATCTCAGTTTGATAGAGTTATAAGTTATAATGGTCAAATGAGCTTTAGTAATTATATGAGTGAAGTAGTTAAGAATGCTAAAAGCGGTGGTGGAATGTTCGGTATGCTGTTAGAAGAAGTAATAGCTAATCCACTTAAGTTTGTAATGGAAGAAACTATTAATGCTGTAATACCGCAAAGTTTTAAAGACTCTATGAAAAACTTAGATGATATTATTAAAGGACTTCCTTCCGCATTTATATTAAAAATGAATGATTGGGCATTAGAGGACAATCCATTTAAGAAATTCTTAGGTGGAATGTTAGGACTATCTACTGGTTGGTCTAATGAGCCTAAATCAGATATATATAAAAAGGGTAGTACTAGTTTTGATGGTGTTACTAGAAAAGCTATAACAGAAGTTATACCTACATTATTATCTAAAATTCACAGTGCAATATCAGGTCAAAAAGAAATGGTATATGACTATGAAGAAGGTGTATTTCGTGGTAAGCAAAAATTATTAGATGACCGTAAAGATAGTATTCGAAACATAATGAGTGGAAGAGACGAAGACAAATTAGAAGTGTATAATGGTATCCTTAAGGATAAAGGGATAACTGCCGATTCTGAATTAGGAAAGTCATTAAGAAATGATATAGATAAGATATTAGACGGTTATAATATGAGAGGTAAAAGTCCTGATAAAGCATTGACTAAGAAGCATATAGACGGTTCATTAAATAATTCGACATCAGTAGATATGGTTAACAGTTTAATTCAAGATAATCCTGAACTAGCTATGAAGATATCATCATCCATAGTTGGGGCACAGGACTCATATAAAGATTTCTTATTTAAAGAAGGCTCTAGTGTAGATTTTGCAGATAGTGGTATAATGCAGGCACTTAATGATAGACAACTTAAAAAGGATTTTAATAGTACTAGAGATACTAAAAATTCTACATTCTATGATAAGAAGAATAAGAAAGATGATAAAGACAAATCCGTAAGTGAATTCATGAATGATATATTTTCATCTGATAACAAATTTACCGATAAAGCTAAGAAATTATTATCAGTACCATTTAAGGCATTAGAAAGAGGTGCTGATAAGGCATCTAAATCATTAGCTAACGTTTTCTTTGGAAATGATAAGAATAGAGAGAAGGATGACGGTTTATTTAACTCGATAGGTAAAAAGTTTAATGAGTCTATATTTAAGCCACTAAATAAATTAATGTTTGGTGACAAAGATAGTAATGGGAATGTACCATCTGACTCAATATTTGATAAAGGTATATTCACATCTGTTAAGGAATGGTTTAGTGACTATCTAGTAAACCCTACTAAGAATTTCTTATTCAGTGAGCAAGAGATGGATGCTAAAGGAAATATCATTAAGAGTGGTGGAGTAATAACAAGATTTAAGAATAATGTAAGCAATATCTCTGCAAATATATCTGAATCATTATTTGGTGAAAATGGATATGCTGATAGTGTTAAAGAAAAAGGTATGGGAATATTAGAGTCATTTAGAGAAAATATGATTAACTATGGAAATAAAGTAGAACAGTATTTATTTGGGGAACTAGACTCAGATGGTAATCGTGTAGCTAGTGGTGTTATTAATGAAGAAGTTAAGACTAGTTTAGCACATGCTACTGCAGGTTCTTTATTAGGCTCAATGTTTATACCAGGGTATGGTAAGGTAATTGGTGCTGTTGCAGGCTATGTGCATGGAATGGATAATGTTCAGGAATACTTATATGACAAAGATGATGGTTTATTCTATAAATGGGGAAGAAACTTTAAGCAATTCTTCGTAGGTGAAGAAGAACTTGACTCTGAAGGTAATGTTATTAAGAAACGTGGTATACTGAAAAATGCACAAGATACTATAACTGACAATATTATAAATCCTGCTAAGAATTATTTATTTGGGGAAGAATATGAGAAAGATGGTAAGTTATTTAGATCTGGTGGATTTGTTGATGAAGTTAAGATAAAGACTTCTGAACTATTTGAAAAGGGTAAATTATTCCTTTTAGGTGATGAAGATAATGAAGGTTTATTCTCATCAGCAATAACATATACACGAGAAAATATCTATGAACCAATTAAGAGAACTATATTTGACACATTTGATGACTTAAGAACTTTTATGACTGAAGAAGTATTTAATCCAATTAAGAAATCTATGAGACCATTTTGGGAAGAGTTTAAAGTTCAGATGGGTAATTTCAAAGATTGGGGTTCAAGTGTAATAAAGCATATGGCAGATAATTTAAATGAAAGTTTTGCTAAATACTATGGTACTACTTTCTCTGAAACATTCCATGAGAAAATAGTAGAGCCAATGAGTGATGCATTAGACACAATTAAGAACTCTTTAATTAATATATTTAAGTCAATGTTTAAATTACCAGTGAGTATTATAAAGGATGCTAGTGAAAGCCTAAGAAATAAGCATAGAGGAATGAACTTAGCATATGCAGGAAGTGCATTAACTGGTGAATCAGATGACTTAGGAATAGAAGTTGATAAGAAGGGTAATGGAATACTAAACTTCATGAGTAAAGAAGCAAGAGCAAGACGTAAAGCTGAAAGAAAAGAACGTAAGAAGGCAGATAGTATAGAAAAGTCTTCTAAAGAGCGTGAGGCAACTAATATAAAGACAACTGCTGAAAAATCTTCTGAGATTGCTACACATACTAAAAAGACTGCAGGACTAATGGAAAAGTTCTTAGGTGCATTTGGTATTGGAAGTAAAGGTAGTGGAAGTGGGAGTAATGGAATTAGTGCAAGTATACCTGATATATTAATGGGTAATGGTTCTATATCTTCAGCAAATATCAATTCAAAAGCTAATAAGAGTAATAAGAGTAAATTAGATGATTTAGAGTCTATACACTCAATAGAAAAACTTTCATCAATCAGTAGAAATACTGCAGGAACCAAGAAGTACACTAAGAATATTGCATTATATTTAAGAAGAAAATTTGGTAATGTAGGCTTAGGTGGAAAGATGGAAGAGTTCGAAGAAAGTATTAAAGAAGGAAAAGGTTTCTTTGGTAAAGCATTTAAAATCATTTCATTCCCTTTTAAGTCAATGTCTAATGTTGCAGGACAGACAGTTAAATCAGTACAAGAAATGGGTAAAGGTTTATGGAAGATTGCTAAATTACCTATGAAACTAGTATCACTTATTGGAGAAACTGTTAAAACTATAGGTCCAACTTTAGCTAAGGGAATAGGTAAAGGATTGAATGTTGCAGTAGATGTAGTATCAGGAGCAATTAAATCTGCAGGTAATGTAATCAGTTCAATGGCAGATAATTTAACTAAGATTACTACTAGTATACTAGATAATGCAACAAAACTAGCACAGTCAATTGGCAAAGTAGTTACTGGAGTTACTAAAATGGCTATGGATATAATCCCATCAGTTCTTAGAGGACTAGGCGGATTAGGTAAATCTATGATTGACATGGCTACATCACCTTTTAGATGGATGGCTTCTAGAAAGGGAAAAGACGGTAAAGACGGTAAATCAATAACTAAAAAGATTAAAGATAAAATTATGAATGTAAGAATTGTAGATATAGTACCACAACCTCCAACAAAAGCACTACCATTCTATGAGACAGAAATGCCTAAGTTGGGTTCTGGATTTATAGGTGCACCTGTTGTATCCTTTGTTGATAAAATTAAGGCATTTATGAGCAATTTATTTAAAGGTGGAGAGAGTGGAGAAGAAAAAGAAGGTATATTTGCAAAAGTAAAGAACTTCATAAAAGCACCATTCGGAAAGTTTAAAGAAAAGTTTACTGAGAAGACTGGTAAAATAGCTAGAGACTCTGTGATTAATGGAGTCCATATTATGAAAGAAGATGGCTCACTAGATGAAGTTATGGGAGACGTCGTAGATAGTTCACTAGGTATAATTAAAGACAAAACTATAGGTAGAGCTAAGCGTGGTATTAAGAATGTATATGATAAAACTATAGGTGGAGGAGTGGCTAAGATTAAAGGCTCTGCATCTAAATTACGTAATAAAATTAATACTAAGCTTGAAGAAGCTAGAGAAAGAAAGCGTAAGAAAAAAGAATTAAATTACGCTAAAAATACAGCTACTAATACTGGTGAGATTTCTAAGAGTCAGAATAAGTTTACTAAATTATTAACAACACTATTTCCAATATTATTAACTGCATTGTCAAGTCTTGCAGGTTTATTTGCAGGTACTAAAATTGCAGAGTTTGGTGGACGTATAGTTGAATTTGTTAGTTCTAACTTCTTGGATCCAATTAAGGATGGAATAGTTGGAATGTTTAAGACTATTGGTAAAGGATTCTCATGGTTAGGCGGTGCTATAAAGAGTAAGCTTATTTCATTAGGTGGTAAAGCAAAAAGCCTTGCAGTAGGAGGTTTAAGTAAAATTGGAATGGGTGGATCTGCAGTAGCAGGTGCAGGAGTATTAGCAGGTGTGGGTACTGGTTTGGCATTAATGAAAAATGATTTCGACCAATCAACCGCTAGAGATGAAAAAGGTATGAAACGTATAGGTGCAATGATTGCAGGACATACTGGAGACTCATTTGGCGGTATGATGAAGAATGCTGGTAAACAAGCACTTAAGTATGGTGCAATAGGTGCTGGTTTAGGACTAGCGGGTGGACCGTTTGCCCCAATATCAGTTCCATTAGGTGGATTAATAGGTTCAATAGGTGGATTTACTGCAGGTATATTTGGTAATGACCCTAAAGAATCCATAGACACTATACGTAATGGTGTTGGTGTTGTTAAAGACTTCGTAGCTAGAAATATGGACAAGATAGAAGGAACAATGAGATTTATAGTTAACCCAGTAGGAGAGTTATTAGGAAGTTTTTTCAATGATGGAAGTGAGAAGTCATTTATCCAAAAAGGTATTTATAAAGGTTGGGTAGTATTCTCAGATAAGTTATTTGGATTCGCTGACAGGCTCACTGGTGGATTATTATCCAAGATTGAACAGAATCCTTTATTCCGTACCCTAGCAGGTGGAGTAATGATGATTGGTGATGTTCTTTCCAAAGGACTAAAAGTTTTAGGAGACCTTAAGATGGGTGCATTAAAATTATTAGGACTTGGTGTTAAAAGAGCAATAGAACTACCTGGAAAGATTATAAAGGGAATATTCGATTTTGGAGGTTGGATAGGTGGAAAGATAGGAGACTTAGCTAGTAAATTCTTCGGTGAAGGTAGTATGATTGGAGGATTAGTTAGGTCAATAAAGAGTTTCATCAGTCCAATGGTTGATGCTGTAAATGCAATACTTGATAAATTTAATATAGGTAAACGTATTAAGAAAACTGCTAGTAATATTAAAGATGGTGCTGTTAATCTTAAGGATAATGCTATTGATTGGGTAACAGACTCCACACAGGCATTTAGAGATAGATATGGTAAAAGCTCAGATAATCGTAGTGCAGTATTAAATGCACCAGAGAGTAAAGACCCAAGTGAAGTGGCAGGTATGTACACACAATACAGTCAGGCACGTAAATCTCAAATGACTGCTGAAGAATATGGTATGGTTAATACTCAAGATAACAACTCATATTCTAGTGGAGGATTAAGTAACATACCAGTAGACCTTAATAATGATATAGGTGCATGGTTAATTCCTAATCCTAATATAAATGGTGGAAATATTAATCTTAGTGGTATTCACCCTGCATTATTAGCACGTTCTATAGCTTATGCTAAGTATAAAGGAACACCATTAACGGTGAATTCGGGTTATAGAAGTATTGAGGAACAACGCAGATTATACAATGATCCTACTATAAGAGCGGCTAGACCTGGTAGTAGTTGGCATAACTTTGGTGGTGCAATTGATATAAATGGCTTAAGTGGTGAATCAGATTCAGTATTAAATAAATTTGGTTTAAGTAGACCAGTATCTGGAGAGTCATGGCATGTGGAACCTTCTGAATTACGTCAGGAGAATGCTAGTAGAAGTGCTTCAGGTGTTGTAAATGCTCTAAAGAATGCTCCAACAACTGCATATAGTGAAACTGAAGGATATTCTACGGTGGAAGGAAAATCTACAGATTGGTTAAGTATGATAGGTGATTCTTCAGATAGTGATATGGATTATGTAAATAGTATGGCTAATATGAGCACTACAACTAATAGAACTAATCAAGCAACAACAATGGCGACAACTGGAACGTATACAGGTCAAGATTCTTCAAATAGTGAGATAGTTGAGTTACTACGCTCTATTAAAGAAAGTAATGAAGTTATTGCTGAGAAAGATATTAAATTTGAAGAAAAAGAGGGAAAGAGTGTTAAGTTAGATAACGAAACAATAGAGAAGTTAAGTGAAGCTATTGGTGGTAAATCTGAATCAGTTAGTGTAAGTTCTAACAACAATTCTGAAAATATTTTTAATCCTAATGCCAGTGTAGGAACAGATTTAATGAGTAAGATACGTGGGATGAAGATAACCAAGAATACAGACTTAATAGCTAAAGGTGTATAATAAGAGGAGGTTGATTTATGGGAATATTCAGGAAAATAGGAGATTTAGTAAATGATGTATCAGATGATGTATTAAGTACAGTAGTTTATTCGACTAACTCTAATAGTAAAGGTAGAGAACCATTTGATAGTCAAGAGTTTCTTGGTTTACCACCAAGTTTTATATCATCTGCAGACCCTAATAAACGTATTTATACTAGAACAATGATAGCAGACATGCCAATGGTTATGTTAATTCCAGGGAAACCTATATTCTTTGCATATGATAAGGAATTTAAAAATGTCGCAAAGGATAAAGATCTTACTGAGAGTGAGATGTTGGAAAGTATGACTAAGTTTGATGATGGTGATGAAAGTGCAGTTATAGATTGGTTAAAGGAAAGTACCTCTAGTCCTTCAAATCAGGACTTGAGGTATTATTCTTTTCAAGCAGATTATGCAGACTATTTTAAGTATGTAAATACTATGTTGAGTACATTAGCTGTAAAGATGGGTGTTAGTAATGGTTTATATACATTTAGTGATGATTTTCATAGTAAGTTATTAACAAATGGTCTTAAGTATTTTGTAGAGAAGAGTAGTTCAGTTACTGAAAGTGCAAATAATGTTTTTTCATCAAGTAAATTAGAAGGAATAACTAAAGGTGCTTCTGGACTAATGAGAGAAATGAAATTCTTATTAGGTATTGATGGTGGTGGTGCTGGATTAAAAAATGATAATACAAACAGTAAAATGCAAGAAAAGGTAAAACAGCAATTAGATTCATTAACTGGTTCAGGATTTATAGATACTATGGCAGGTAATGTAGGTACAGTAATGGGAGGTGCAAATGTATTATTCCCTGAAATATGGCAAGATAGTACATTTAGTAGAAATTACAACCTAACATTTAAATTTGCTAGCCCAAGTGGAGATAAGTATTCTATATTTAAATATGTATATGTGCCTTTTATATCATTACTGGCAATGAGTTTACCTAGACAAAATAGTTTATCTGGTTATTATAGTCCATTCTTATTGAGAGTTGATTGTCCTGGTCACTTCTCCACAGATATGGGTGTATGTACTAGTTTAACCTATAAGAAAGGTGGAACTGATAAATTATTTAATAAAGATGGCTTACCTCTAGAAATAGAAGTAACAATGAGTCTAAAGGATTTATATCCTACACTTATAGCATCTAATTCATATAAAGTATTAAGACACAATCAAGGATTAGCTGGTTTTCTTGATAATATGGCAGGATTATCAGTAGAACGATTAAATGCACTAGATCTTGCTGGTGAGGCTATTAAATTAAAGATTGGGTCAATGAGTGGTGCAATAGATCATACAACACAATCATTTAAACAATTAGGATATGATATATGGGGTAATAATGTAGAATCCATATTAACAAGATAGTATATATAAACCTTACTTAACTGTAAGGTTTTTTTTTATTTTAAACAATCTTTAACAATTATTTAATAAGAGTACATACTAGATTGTAAATAAAGGAGAAAATATTATGATAATTGATTATAGTGGCTTATCACAAAAATTTATGGACAAGATGATGAGATTAGTAAAGCAAATAGATACTAGAAATCCAATTAAGAAATTTGAATTTACATATAATGAAGAACCAGTATCTGATGTAAGACCACGTAAAGGTAGACATGGGTTTTATGATCCACGTTCAAAGGAAAAGAAGAAAATGGAAAAATTTTTAAAGAAACTCATAGAAGAAAGAGATACTGAGTATATACTTCCATTAGCTGGTAAGAAAGCACCTATTGAGGATTTACATGTAATATTCTACCTCAAACCACCTAAAAGTATATCCAACAGTAAGACAAAGAACTTTTTAGCAGAACAAGGATTCATCAAACCTGTGACTAGACCAGATAGTGATAATTACCTTAAATTTCTCATGGATGTAGGGAATGATGTTTTATGGTATGATGACTCTCAATGCTTTAATATTAAAGTAGAAAAAAGATATTCAGATAAACAACCTAGAACTGAGTGTTACATGGCATATAGAGAGGATAAAATAGACTTTAGAATATTGAATAGTTAGGAGTGTATATATGAGTAATGATAGACGACAATATTACATATGCAATTATGATAAAGAGGATACACCTGTAGATATAGGTGAACTATGTATAGGTAATATAGCATATTATGAGGATGTGAATGATGATGGAAGTCTTCTTAAAAGAAGTAAAAAGTTTGAGGTAAAAAGTGGAGCATATGAATATGAAGAAGGTAATCGAGCTATTGATGCTGAATTTTTAGATAGTAACTAAGGAGTGATTTATAATGAAGGATATAGAATTAAAATCTTCAGATGAGTTATTAAATGAGGAAGACTATGAAATTTTAGATAAAGTAATACAAATTAAAAAGCATATTATGAGTTATTATAGTAAAGAAAAGATTGTAGATAAAATTAAAGAGATAATTATAAATTCAGAGGTGGTTAATTTCAGAAATGAAAGATCTTCAAAGTTTATATCAACTAAAAGACCCGTATTTACTCTTAAAGTAGATAAGAAAAAGTCCTATGATATTTATGATGGAGGAGATTTCTTTAATAATAAAGAAGAGGTAGATTATTTTAACAATATAATATATCACGAAGTAATAAATAATGTAAGTACATTTTTAATAGAGTCATATAATGATATTGACGATAATATATTAGATGGTATAAGTCCTGAGAAAATTAAAGTTGCTACAGGTCTATTATCGTCTATCTGTGGAACAAGGGTTAATAATGACGATAAGTCGTTAATAACTTTAGAATTCCTTCTTTAGCTAACACTCCTACTTAGTATTAATTGCGTATATACCAAACGGTATATACGCAATTTTACTCTTACTTAGTTCCAATCTTACTTTCATTTCTAATATATTTAGCAAACTCATTAATATTATTAGCATTTGCATCAACTATACCCATTGTGCTAACACACTCAATAAGTGTATAATAGAATACTGTTTCAGCTAATGTCTGTTTACTATTAACCTTACTATTACCTTCAGATTCATTAATTGACTTAGGAATACATGCTTCATAAATACTTCTAAATAATGTATTCTCATATAAATCTACTTTAAGTAAACCTTCTTCTTCTTTAATTTCTTCTTGAGACTTATTAATCCCAGATAATTCTTTCTCACGTTCAGTAACTTCTTTAACCTTCTTCTGAACATCTTTTGCAATTTTATCAATAGTACTTTCTATAAAAGTAGAATTAACAAATTCAGTTACAAGTTCATCTTTATTATCACTTTCAGATAGTTTATTAGCATAAGTAAATACTTCGAATGCTATATCTTCTGCAATAATACTACCACTTTTAGCCATTCTATTAACAGTGATTAACTCTTGATTAAATGATTCTTTAATAAATTCATGAAGTTGATTCTCAATCTCTTTCATATTTTCTTCTAGATATTCTTTATCAAATAATAAAGAATTTCTAAGAGTCTCTTTAAGAACATAACCAAGTAAATCTTTTGAATAGTTCTCAGCAAGTACTCTCTTTTGTCTTAGAGCTTCTCTCTTTTGGTAGCCATTAGAATGTTTGATTCCTTCAACTATAATCATTGTTTCTTCTTCACCAATAAAGTCTTTACTTCTTTCAATTTCTAAATCAACCTCTCGTCCTTCTACTAGATTGATTAGTGTATCCTTCATCTTACTTTTCTTTTCGCCTTCTATAGTTTCATTAAGCGTAATGTAATCAGCCATTTTTAGTTCCCCTTTCAATTTTATTAATAGATATAATTAAGTGTAATCCCAGAGTCTATATTTTCTCTATCAGGATTATAATCATCTGAATTTAAAGTTACATTTAGGTATTCAGGTACATAATTAATTAGTTGTTCTTTAGATAAATTATCATTAGTTGGATAAGTGTAAAGGACTTTCTGGTCAGAGCCACCATTAAGTGATTTAAATATGATATATTGGATTTCATCAAATGAATTCTCTAATTCTTGTACTAGATTAGATATTGCAAAGAATTTTGTAGAATCTCTATTAGTATTGTATACAAAATCTATTATAAATTTTTTTATCTTAGTATCTATACTGTTGGAATAATCTACAAATAATTTTATATCCAATTCCAAACTTATATTAACACTATTAGAGTCATACTGAGTTGAAATACCAAAGGTATTTGAAGCTTTTAAATCTATCATAGTATTTTGCTCAAGTCTATCAATATTCATCTTTAGTATATCAATATAGTGGTCTAACTGTGTGTATATATCCTTGTAATTATCATAGCTATAAAAATAATGGTCACCAATTCCCATAACTCCATTTATCATATCAATCGCAGTATTATCACTACTTGCAAGTACTAAATTTTGAACTGAACTTAAGTCACTATAAAATTCAATGTGATCAATAGTATTCTTAACAACAGTAGTAGTATAGTCTCCTATATCACTCATAGAATTAAATGAATTGAATTTAAATGTATTCACTCCATCATTATATAATATACCTAATTCTATAGTTATATCTTCACTAATACTTAATTCAGGTATAGATACATTAGAGAAATCATATACCGAGTTTGTAATAGTTAAGTCTCCATTCTCATCATAAACATTATTAGTAGTTAATGTAGCTGTGTAAGTTAATTCAGTAGGACTATCTAATGTAAAGTCAAAATACCCTAACTCATTATCATTGTCCTTTAGAACTGCTCTCATTTTTACTTTTTTATCATTATATGAGTTAGCTTCAGTTCCTATAACATCATCAATTGGTAAATTTGTGTTAAGACTGAATTTGATTGTATACTCGTCATCCACTAGAGAGTCTCTCTTAATATTAAAATCATTAATTATAAACTCTGCATTAATTGATGGATTGATGTAGCTATTTTCTAGATTAAATGTCTTATCAATACTATCATTTATAGATGTCACCATAGGAAATGGGTTTATTCTAATCTCTAATAAGAAAGGTGTGACATATACATACTCATAATTGGCACGAAGATCAGCCTCAGTTTCTATGTCTAATTTCAGTCTATAACTTCCTTCTACATCATCATATAACATTAAACTACCCGTGGGTATCTGTACTCTATCTTGAGTTAGATCAAGATTATCTATAAATAAATCGAATGTGTTTGATGGTATTATATTATTATTACTATCTTTCATGAATATATATGATGAAACAATTCTCTTAATTATATCATCACGCTTTTTAATAAATTGTATTTCTCCACGATTGATATTAGTTAAATTTGTTAAGGTATTAAAGTAGTTGTTAAGGTCATTTTCAGTAATAATACTATTACGTGTAAGATAATTCTTAATCAAATCTTGTTTTATCTCCATTAGTGTCATCTTATCTTTTCCATCTGTTGAGTCGCTAATTGGTATTACTAATACCTGGACTGTTTCTAACTTTGAGTCTTCAAAGCTGTAATATATATCACCACTAAAACTAAAATTACATTCAGAACCTTTAGTTGTATAATACTCCACATTAAGGCTAGAATTAAATTTAGGTTTAAATGCAGTAGGTAATGTTGAAAAGAATACTTGTAAATTCTCATCATCAGTAAATGTGTAATAGCAATACTCGTCATCATCAGGTATAAAGGTACTATTAAAATACTTATTTATTATATTATCCTCATCATTGTGAATGTAGTGCGGGAAAAAGTCTACTAATTGTGAGTCAATATTTATGTCATAGAATATATTCTCAGTTACATCATCAGAATATATATCAAATACTTTCTCGTGCTTAGTCATATTAAAGATATTAGCTATTATAAATATCATATCATTTTCAATCCACATCTTTAGATAAGGGTCTGTCAATTCATTTATAATTTCCTTCTCACCATCAATATCATATCTTGCGGATAATGCATAACTGCCATCATCACCTTTAGTACCTATTATCAGTATATCATACTCGAGCATATACTTATACTCATCTACATTAAAGTAATTACTATTATCTATTCTAAATATTATAACATCGTCATTATACTCATTAGTTATAGAACTACTCAATTTCTCATCTTCAGCTATATGTACTGAATTATTAATAATATCATCCTTACCTATAGAAACACTTACTGTCATTCTAGCGGGATTTCCACCCTTTATTTCATAGTTTTGTAATATTGCTTCATTATATATGGTGTGAGGCAGTGATGCTGTATTTAACGAAACCTCATTCATTATCATATTCTTATGATAGTGACTATTTCTAACAGTCTTACTCATTACTTCATTAATATACCCAAATAGACTTGTCTTTAATGTATTAACATCTTCAACATCCATATATTTAGGTGCAATATTATTTAACCAATCTTCCATTATATCATATGATTCATTCAATATTAAATCATTCGACATTATATTACACTCCCTTTCTTAATTATTTGAACATTAGCTTAAATACAGGTTTACCATCATCATTTTTATCAGTGGCAATAAATGGTGTTGAAAAAACACCCTTATCAAACCCTATTCCTTTTTCATTAGGAATATCACTAAGTTCTCTTATACTTATATCTGAAGGATTTATATTTCCTTTACCTATAAAACTCAAATTCAATATATCTCTAATGGACACCTTAGTCATATCTGTACTACCTAGAGATACTTTATTAAAATCTAACAGTGTATCTGGTTCCATATCTTCTTTATAACTATATGCATACTGTATAGATGGTTTAATTGATTCAACCTCACCTTTTTGACCTCCAAATGCACTATATGGAGCAGATATTGGTGCTACTCCTACATACTTAGACCAATATTGTATAGTCTCACCATCTGGTGTTAATGAGAAGTAATATATAGATGATAAGTATTCAAGTTCCCTATTAGCTACACTCTCTGCACTAGGTACAACTTCTCCAAATCTTACCTTTTCAATATAATCTAACCATGCCTTATGAAGTTTAGTTATAATTCCTCCACTAATTTCATCATATTCTATAGAAAATGTTCCTCCATTAATACTATTTATTACTGAGATAGGTTGATTTATTTTATAGCCCTTCCATGTCTCATTCATTTCCTTTGTTCTCATAACTTGATCTTGTGTTTCAAATCCTTTATATCTATTAGTTATTAATTTTATAAACATTGATGGATTTCTAGATGATTTATCTGAGAGCATATGCAATATCTCAGGATTAGTACTCTCTAATAATTTAAAGAATGCGTTATTATCAATATTTAATCTATAACTATCGCCAGACTCTGGAACTAAATTCAATCTAGGTTTAGTTATAAATATATAGTTAACTCCCTTAAGTGCAAAATCTGTATTGGAGTTATACTTATTATACTTATTAAACATATCTATCTCATCTATTTCCATTTGTGCATTCTTACCAAATATTCTTCCGTTTATAGAGTTCTCTAATTTAGGTAATATCTTAAGTACTTCCTCATAATCTCCACCTCTAAAGGATTCTAAATTAGTAGCTCTAACACCTCTATTGGTTGTAGTGAATCCTCTATCTGTTCCCATAGCTAATGAACTTGGTTCAGGACTTGAATCTGGTATAAATTCTGTTTCCTCTATCTGTTTTTGCGGTTTAACGTTAGAATCATTACTGTTATCCTCAATCACAGGCTCAGGCTCAGGGTCATTATTGATAGTAATTGACTGCCCTGGATATATTAAGCTTGCATTTTCAATCTGAGGATTTAAAGCTAGTAATTGATTTAAATCTAAACCATTAGCACTTGCTATTTTCCATAATGAATCTCCACTCTTAACTGTATATTTAGAAGCCATAATTAAACTCCTTTCTTTTCTATTAAATTTGTATTTACATACAACATCCGTTATTTTCCTTATAATTAAATGTTACATTTATATTTTTTATTGAAATTCTAATTTTTAGTTAAAAATATAACAAAACATTATATTAAATAAGTAAACATGCTAATATATAAAGAATATAGAAAGGAGAACATATATGTTTCATATAGGTAATATGATCGATTTAGTAAGTAGTATGAAAGATATGATTACTAATGGCAGTGGAAAAAATTCCTCTGATAAAATCAATGGTAAATTCCTAGATTTATTTGATAAAGATGTCAAAAGCATTAATAGACGTGCTAAAAATAATATCTTTCAATTCCCATTGCTTGTAAGTGATAATATTGAGAAAGAAACATTAAACAACTTTAGACGTGCGTCTGAACGTGAATACGCATCATTAATTCAGTATGTAATTGCTGGAGATGATTTAGTAGACATTGATGATAAAAAATCTAAAGAAGAATGGTTAAAGAGTTTTCACCGTAACCATGATATTAGTACATCACCAAGTAAAAGTGATGTAGTAGATTTAAGAGGTTTAGTTAATAGTCACCTTAAAGAGGGAACAAGATTGTTTGATGACTTAGAGTCATTACTAGAAGGTAACTTAGCAGAATTTAGAGATTCTGAAATTGAATTACTTAATAGAAAACAGTTAGTTCCATTTAAGGAACAGTTAACTAATGGTAATATTAATGATATGACTATTAAGAAGATAACAATATTAGGGGAAGATGGTGAGGAAGATAATGAGAATATAGGAGATAAACATAAACGTCTCAAATATCAACTTGACTATGACCAAGCTACTAAAGGTGTCTCATCTACTAAAATAGATGATGATGATATTAAAGCTCTTAATAGAAAAGTTCCCACTAAGTTAGAATTATATTTAGACTATAAAACTGATGGTGCATTTAAATCAACTAAGTTAATACTGGGTATCAGTTGTGTTAGTCATTTAATTCCTACAGATGAGATGATGTATTTCATTTCTAAATCTATTGCTGAAGATAACTTTATATTCCGTACAATACAATGGACTACAGGTGAGATTGAATTCTTTAAAGACTTCATTCTTTCATTAGATAGAATTAAATATGAGAATTCTAAACTAAGTAGTGGTTCATCAAAATGGTGGCATCATTTAAGACAATTAGGTAAGAAAAGTACTCTTAATAGTTTCTTTAATAAGAATGACTTTATACCAAATGCAACAATGGCATTAACTATGGCAGAAGTAGAGCACATGAAGAATGTCAATGGTGTTAGTGTTATGGATAATGCTGGTAGATTACTAGATACATTCTTTTTAATGAGATTAGTTATCTTAGACGATATTAGTGAGGTTGCATACTACTTTAATGATGATACAAATGATTGGAGTAGATATTCATATAATGAGTTATTCCGTGGCGATAAGTCAGGTAGTGGAAGTGAAATTAAAGCCCTAGTGGATTTAATTAGTAATAGATAAGAAAGGAGTAGTGAAACGGATGATATTAGATGAAGCATTAGAAGCTAGCACCTTAGAGCAGTTTCTTGAGGGTGTAGTAACTAAAAAAGGTTATGATGCAGTAAGATATAGTAAGCTTAATGAGTCTGATAAAGAACAGATGAAAGGTAATCTTATTAATAAAGTATTTGAAAGTGTTAAATCAAAATCACTTAATATTGATTATGGATATATTAAAAAATCTAATGGAGATATAGAAAGACTTAAACATTATGATGATTTAAAGGATTCAATCGATATGTTAGATTCTTTATATAGAAAAGATGAAAATGCCTTAAATGATGTTCCTGAATTGCAAAAAGCTCTTAAGAATATTATTTATTACAAGAAAGATTTCATGAGAGCATTTAAAAATAACAATACTCTTGTAATTATGTTCTATAACAATATAGTTGCAGGTTTATTATATACAACATCTGTTATTATAGCAGAATATGTAGAGCACATTAAAGAAGCAAATGGCATGTTAACACCTAAGTTTAAAGAGATTGATAAACAACCTAAGGGATTATTCCTAAATAACTTAAAGTCTTTTAATAAGATGGTTATTAATGGTAAGTTTGAAAGCTTCCTTAAATCAGATGGTGAACAACTTACAGGAGGTACATTAATAGGTGTCTCTGTATTAGCAGTTATGGTAGCGTTATGGTTAATTAGAGAAATAGTATTTATCTTTTTATATATGAGAAATACAATTTCAGATTACTTAATGCAATTATCATATTTTGTAGAATTAAATTCACAGAAGTTATCATTAAACGGTAACGACAAAGTTGTTGAGAAACAAGAAAAAGTAGCAGAGAAGTTAGTAAAGTTATCTGACAAGATATCAGTGGATTCAAGAGTTTCTACTAATAAAGGTTTAAATGAATTGCAACGAGATAACAAAGAATTAAATATTGACGATTTAAATAGCGTTAATAATAGTGATTTATTATAGTTAGATTAATAACATAATATTAATAAATCCAAATGTTGAATTTTAATAGATTAATCGATTATAGGAAAAGAAAGGGGACATATTATATGTTTTTACATGAAAATACTAAGATCAATGAGGACTTAAAATTAGAAAACGTATCTGCTCTTTTAGAGGATACAGATGAAATGAACAAGATTGAGAAGAGATACGAGGGTTTAACTTTCTCTGAAACTCAATTACAAATTGAATTAGAATCAGAAAGATTCTTTAGTGGCTTAAACATGTCAATGGTGTTAGCTGAACATACAGCTATCGTAAATGAAAATGCTGAGTTATTAAATGAGGCTTCTGCTGACTATTTCCAAAAAGTTAAGGATTTCTTTGAAACTTTAGTTAGAAAAGTTAAAGAATTCTTCAAGAAGATTGGTGGAGTTCTTAAGAAGTTAGGCGGTAAGGTTAAGAATGCACTTAATAAGGTAAAAGATGTTGCATCTGGTATCAAATTCAAGTTCAAATCTACTGCTTATGAAAATGTTATTAATGGTTCTTTTAGTGTTCCTGATTTCAAAATCCCTTCTAAGTTAACTGCTTTCGATAAAGAAAGAATTGATAGTAAGCGTGCTTTAGAAGAATTAGGATTCAAGAAGTTAGAAAATGCTGGAGCAATCAAAGATGAAATGTTAGGTAAGCAAAGATCTGATTTAGATATTAATTCTGGAATGATTAAAAATGCTCAAAAAGTATTAGACAAGTTCGATGCATTTACTAAGAAGATTGAAACTTATGAAAAAGCAACTAACCAAGTTTTAGATAGAGCACTTAAAATTGCTAACAAAGGTTTATCTGTTAAGAAAGGTGAAGAAGCTACTAAGTATAAGATTCTTTTAGATAATTCTAAGATGATTTCTTCTACACTTAACACATTAACTTCATCTGCTACAAAGGCAGTTGTTACAGCTACTAATAATGCTTATGCAATTATTAATGCTGGTGTAAAAGCTACAAAAGTTGAAAGACCTGGCAGAGGTGGAGATAAGAAAAAGAATGAATCAGGTATATTATCAACATTCGGTTTTGAAACTGAGTAATATAACTGTATATAAAAATAATGACATAATACTTAATTGTATTATGTCATTATTATTTTATTCTATAATCTTTTCGAATATACATACTCCCATTAAAGAGAATCTACTCCCATCACCAGTAGCATTCTTAACACCAAAATTATATCTAACTTCAGAGAGTTGATATTCTCCATTATATGGTACATAATCTGCATTAGTATACGTTATAATATATTTCTTATTAGGTGTAATAAAATCTAACTCAACTCCAGCAATAGGAACTATTAATTTATAAGAACTACGCTTAGAGTCTCTTATAAATGAATTCATAACATAAGGATTATCCATAGCAGTATTAATATACACTTGTTCCTTATCTTTAGCCATATTCTTATCACTTGCATTAGTCCACTTATGTTTTCCACTCTTTATAGTTGTTGTTTGCGTATTCTCTAAGAATGTTATCTTCTCTCCATTTATTTCTCTATTACTTATACCATCCATTACAATACTACCTAATGATGGAACTTTTATCCTATATGTACTATTTTCATCATCTATAAAACTACCCATAGATGTGTCCACAGAGGTGTCATTAGAATCAACCATAGTTATATGAACATTAGGATACTCACTAGGTGCAACAATTGGATTACTAACATCATTAGATATACAGTAATATCTATTGAATCCAAAAAATAGTTTCAATCCATTATTATATATACCGTAATATGACTGTAAATAACTCATAGTATTCACTATATTCATAGATGGTAGTAATATATCATTATATATTTTCCAATTATCAGGTTTTTGAAGTAGTATTCCCTTATTTATACTTTTATTAAAGCTATACATCATAGCATTAAATATATTTGTGGACTTCAATACTTTAGATAGTACAACCTTATTCGACATTAAATGGTCACTGAGCATAAAATCTATATCCACTGTAAAGTTAGGATTATGTGTATCTTCTACATTATTTTGTGCATTCACCAAGTCAAATTCAAAGTCTATTGGATATAATGTTACATTCTTAAGGTATGATGATGTTAGTCTATATGATTCATTATCATCTCTACTTCCAACCTTTATCTTTTCAGATGAGAATAAAAACTTACCTTCTTCTAACCCAGTTTGTAGTTCTATTAATAATGGTCTACTTAATACCATGCTTACACTTATTATTGGGAATACATATTCGTTAAATGAGAATAAATTCATTATGTTATTTATATATCCCTCTAGCTGTAATTTCTCACCATCTTTAGATATGAATAATAGTTTTATATTATAGTCATGAATATTATACTTACTAAGACTCGTATTATCTAAATAATCATTATTTAGTATATTCTTCATTAATTCTTACCACCTTTCAAAAAAAAAAAGAGAGGTCTAACCCTCTCCTTCCATAATTTCATCTAACTGTAAAGGAAAGTGCGTAAAGTATTTGTCATTTATTTCACGTAATCCCTTATAATCACCTTTATCAACGAATGCACTATTAAATAATTCTTCGTCAGCCTCATCAAAATACTGTATATAATTATCTACATCAATTAATAAATAGTTATTACGTACAACTTCTAGGTCTTCATCACTCAATTTATCCAGTTTACGTATACCCTCTATAAAATTATCAATATCGTACGGTATATTTGAAAGAAAATCTTTCTTAATAGCTTTCTCTATAAGACGTGAACTTTTTATAATACCATAACCTCTGATACCAGATAGTGAGTATTTTTTGTAACCTGATATAGCTAAAATGAAAGGTAAAAAATCTGGAAGTAAATTAATACTATCGATAGACTTAGCCTTTGAGAATCTCTTAATAGCGTTAGTCGAATCATACAGTTTACTTTTATCAGACCTAGCAGTCATCACCATACAATCATTTGGATTGTGTATTACATTTAATAAAGATAGTTTATCATTACTATAAATTAATGAGTATTCGTCCTTGCTCTGGAATTGCATCATATAGTGAGGTACAACATTATAATCGATATGTTTAGTATTAATTAGGTATGCATGTGGAATATTATCAATTATAGGTTTCATAAGTGTAATATTAGTTTGAAGTAACTTATTTATAGTTTTAAATTTCACAGTATCATCAACACGTTTACTATAAAATTTCTTTTTATATTCATCATTAATATTCATATGAAATTCACTTCTCTCATCAGAGTAATAGAATATAAAGTTAGTATATAGACCTTTTCTGGATATAAAATAATGCCTATAATGTGCAACAAGATTTACAAGTTCACTAGTTATCATAAATTTTTCATGTTCATTTAGTGTAGGCAATGATTCTTCTATAACTTGTGGTGAATATAGAGTATTTATAACACTATAAATATCAATAAACATATTAACTGTATCTATGTTTTTAGGTAATTCATACTCTAATAATTCATCTAATACTTTATACTTTATCTTCTTAGAATTTAGTATTTTCTCTACTGCTGAACCACCGTTGTTTATATGCTCTCGTGCTTTCTCAAATTTTCTTTTTCTCTTACTTTTAACAAGTCCTTTAGATGTAACTTCTCTAATTGACACTATTTAACACCTCGCTAATCCTCTCAACATCTTCATCTAACAGCCCATCCTTAACTCTGTAAAATTCATGTTCATTAAATCTTTCTTTGAAATCACGTTCTTCATCATCAATAATAATAAATTTATGGATATTATTATCTTCTATATATTTTTCTATTGATTCTCCTAATTTTAATTTTATATTATACTCTAGGTTTCCTATTACATTAAGAGGATATTTAAACCCAGCTAATGCTAGCAATATCATATTATTAGTCAATCCAATTTTCATCCCCCATGATGATGATATGACTATCTTACAATTCGTCCTCTTAACAATTTCATTTAATTTGGATATACATAAATTATCAAATGCAGTCATACAGCTCAATTTGTCATTAAAATCAAAGAAATAATCATGTATAAATTCATTTCGTTCATATTCAGTATCTAGGTGTTCTAGGTAATCTTTTTCATTCCTATTACTAAGTCCATTAACTACACCATCATAATCTAAAAATAATATCTTATCATCAGGTTTTATTTTATAGCTCATCTTCATCATCCTCTTTATCAGGATTTCCAATAGTTATTTTATTCTTTTCTCCACTTGATGCTAACATAACAAAGAATAAACCTATTAATGCGTTGATATCCTTTGTGATATATAAAGCGAACATAATACATACTATCCCACTCACCCATATAATTGTATTTTAATTTCTTTATTATCCATTTTGATCCCCTCCCTTGTATTCTTACTCGTATATTACTAATAATATAATAAATTTTAATTATATATAAAAAATAATAATATTAATATATAAAAATTATATAAAATAATAATTTACAATAACTTAATTTTTTGTTGATTTTTTATGATAAAAATATATATTTATAATTTATTATTATTTAATTATTATAATGATTTTTTAACATTAATTTATAATTCTATATATAACATATTAATAATATATACTTAGATTACACAATATAAGGAGATGAGACAAGATGGACAAAACTATCAATGAGATTCAATTGGAGTTAAAAGAATTCGAAGATTTATTATTTAATCTTCATTATGATGCAGATGAGTACTATAAATTTATTGAAGAAAATACTGACTTTGAGTCTGGGTATGATATTGTAAAAATAAAGCCAGGAGATAATTTAATAGGTATAATATCAATAGAGCGTGATTTATTTACTAAATTAATGTTAAATCATATTGATGAGAATGTAGATATAATAATAGAAACACTTAATCATAAAGATTCAAGCAGGGGAATAAGTATTGATACATTAAATAATATGACTAACCTATATAATTATATCTGGTATAAGAGTGATATTGATTCATGTAGTGAAGATATGAGGGATGAGATTGAAAAAATGTTAATTAACAGTCTCATGTATATAAACAGCCATAAAAAAATCATAAGCTTATCTAAGATAGCTAATTTCAGTAGTAAATATAAGGAGCAATTCAATAAATGTGATAATGATAAGACTATGCAAAAGCTCAAACATATCTCTGATGAATTATTAAATCAGTACCATTTTGACTCTGAATTAGTAATACTAGTTCTGTTAATTACAAAGAATGTTTTACTTGATGCTGGTGATATTGATATATTAACTGAGATAGATTTAATAGATGAAATAATATAGGTTATATCATATAAATGATATAACCCCTTTTTTTTTATATATTTTTTATTTTACTGTTTTTTACATATACTAAATTCTTATTTTTAATGAAGTCGTATACTGTAATATCCATATATTCTTTATTGAACAATGGTCTTCCTAATACCTCAAATAACCATGCAAAGAATTTAGGAGTCATGTACATATCATTAACCATGTAGTCATATTCACCCTTAAATACATCATCTGTATCCAGAATGCTTAAGTTGTCTTTAAGTCTTTTAATAGCATTCATGAACTTATCATAAAATTCCTTATCTACATTCATCTTATAGAATGATGCAGAAACTTCATCAGATAACTGTGAGAAATCATCATACTTTTGAACTGTTATTAAGTCCATAGATGGAGTATTGTCATATATAATAATTTCCTTAGTATTATTTATATCTTCCATTACTCCCATTCTATTAAATAAATCATCATCTAAATCAGAATATGTGAAAAAGAAATATATTTCATCTGAATTCTCTGTATCATCATTAGTATAGTCTTTACCAGTTGCTTCTAGTAATAATCCATTCATAATCTATTGCTCTCCTTTCTAAATATTTTATTAATAACATGTTAATATATTATTAAATTGAATGAGGATGTAAGAGTGAATAACAGACAAAGGATATTATTAGTATTTAATCATTGAAATATAATAACAGTAAACCCTAGTATGGTTTACTGTTATTAAAATTATTTACTTTTACTATTTATAAGATAATCTAAAAATACTTGATAGTCCTTACCTAGTAATATAATAGCTTTTAAGATGACTCATAAAAGAGGAAAATATAATCAAATATTAAGTCACTATTTTTTTATATCTTATCTTACCTGAGTCCCATACTCTATTATACTTTAGTAGTTTCATCATATTACGTTCACTAAGGTTTTTATCATAAATATTAGGAAACTTCTTTTTTATATTATTCTTTTTAAATAGAGATTTATGAAAAAGTTCATTATTTTTAGTATAATAATAACTGGGTTTAACATATCCATCTTTAATCCAGCCATTTTTCACATATACATCTCCATATGAGTACCTTAAATCAGCATATGTAATTAATGTATTATTAAAGTCAGATAAGTCATAATTACGTGTTAAATGTTTTAATACCTTTGAGAAACCTCCTATTACTGAAGTTCCTAATTTAGTGGCATATCTAGATAATTCTAACATATCATTTTTACCTCGTCTAACCACACCTGTGGAAAATGTCATTATGCCAACAATATCATTATCATACTTGATAGCTAGATTAAGTATACTTCTATCGTTCCCTTGAATATGATTCTCATTCAAAAAGTCTCTTTTAATATTCGGTTCTACTTCAATTATTTCACATTTTCTCCCATATATTCTCTTAACATTGTAATTTTTATTAATTAAATATAATAATTTATCTTTAATAATATCTGAATTTTCTACCCACTCATTTTCAAATATATGAATTAATTGTATATTTTTATCTCTGCATTTCATAGTTTTATTTTTGTGATAGTGTCTATCACACTTACCTCTAGAACCCTCTTCACTATGCCAATATAGACCATTATACTCTATAGCTAAGTTTTCATCTGGTAGATAGATATCTAATTCTTTACCTTCTAAAACTATATTATCTGAAAGTAGTATTCTACCACTATAGTTATCCTCTAAAAATTTTATAACTTCTTTTTCTTGTCTACTAGTTCTATTCATTGCACAATCTGGACATCTATTACCATTTTCTTTCACAAAGTCAGTAGGTCTAATTTTCCACTCATTACCACATTCATTATGTCTAAAAGTAATAGCTGTACTCATATTTTGGTATTCCCCTACGATTGTATACTCATCTCCTGAAATTTCTTGTACCATTTCAGTTAATTTATCAATATCATAAATATAAGGATTACAATTTGGACAATTAAATTTATCCGTCCTATGTACATATCTAGCTAGAAGTGTAAACTCTGTATTGCACTTTTTATGAGTAATACGAACTCTATCATTTAAATCTTCTATATTATCTAATAGTATGAAATCTTTTCCATATAGCTCATTAAAATCTTCTTTAAACTTTTTACTATCAATTTTCTTCTTACATTGTGATTCACAGTTCCCAGTGTATTCATTATACAGTAATGACGAGGGTAATACTTTATAAATATGACCACATTTATGTTTTACTTTTATTTTATTATCCATACTTACATATTCACTTAATACATCATAATCACCATTAGTATGTTCATCAAGTTCTTTTTTAAATTCATTATGTGTTTTTTTCATTTTGTCAGAGAGATTTTTTAGCAAGCATTCAGGACAACTACTCTTACCTCCTAAAATATCATATGGTCTAGGTGACCATACATTTCCACATTTATTATGTTTTATGAGAATATTAGTACTTGAATTAATATATTCGCCAATTACTTTATATACATTAGTTCCATACATATTATCTAATTCACTCTGTAATTGTTTACTACTTTTTTTTAAAGTTCCTGCACACTTAGGGCAACCTGTGGGATTCTTTTTCCTTATAAAATTACTAGGGCGAACATCCCATACATAGTCACATCTGTTATGTTTTACTTTTATTTTTGTTTTAGTATCAACATAGTTGCCAATTATAGAATAATCATTTCCATGAATTCGCTTTACATTATCATAAAATCGTTTTTCCCATTTATTCATCTTTTATCACCTCTAAATTTTATATACCTGATAACTACTTAATTTATTGTTATCAGGTATTTTATTATTTAAATATTAGATTTTACTATCAGTGAGGTAATCTAAGAATACTTTGTAATTCTTATCAACTATCTTAATATAATTAAACTTAGATTTTTTTAGTATTCTATCCTTAATCTTTTCCTTTTTCAACTCTTCCTTACGCCAGCTATGAGTATTATCCTTAGCTGAACCTTTAATTTCGATAATTAAATTCAATGATTGAATATACACATCTGGTATATAAAATTTAGTTTCCCTATCATACTTATAATCAAATACTTGAGGTGCGGGCATCATAACATCTTTAGGGTTTCTCATATTCATAAAATGGTCTAAGAATTCTAAAAATTCTCTTTCATAACTTCCAGTATATTTAGTCTTATGACCATTTGACCATTTATATTCACCTGAAATCTTTCTATTGGCTAACATCTTCTTTTGTTGCTCAGGGTCATTCAGTAGATGTGTCTTACCATATTTCTTCTTCATTCTCTTTTTAAACTGTTCCCTATATTCTTGTTTGCATTTCTCAGAACATAGTCTCTCATACTTTTCTGTATCCTCATTCCAATCGGTAGGCTTTCTACACACTATACACTTACCATGATTCTTGTTATACTTAGAGTTGAAATAAGCTTGTGCTGGAGACATATCACCCAGTAAATGTGAGTGTTCTTCTTCTATATGTGAATAAAGAGATTCTTTTGCATCTCTTTTATTATCCTTATTCCTTGTGAAATAACGTTTATCACAATAAGGACAATCAAAGTAGTATTTTCTTGCCATAATATAACTTCCCTTCTTTATCTTCCACTATTTGCATACTTTAATCCTGCTATAATAGCTAATGCATTAAATACCATATGCACTATAGTTGATATTACTAAACCAGTTTTACCATTTTTAGTGTCATCATTAACATAGTGGTCAGTAATCATAGATGTAACATAATGCATTATTACTGCAGGTATACGAGATACTATTGCAGTAGGTAAATTTATACCTAGTGATGTTAGTTGTACAATATATAATGTAAATTCAGTAGCATTAAATACAAATGCATTTTCAGCACCTAAATCATCATTAATAGCTAAGAATTTCTCAAATTCCTCAGTTATAGGACCAATTATAGCACCTAATATAATCATAGCAACCACTTCTGAAAAGAAAACTGCCAGTAGTTCATATATAAATACTTGCACTACAATAGTTATTACTGTTAAGTATATAACATTGTTTGCTCCTTCTACATCAAACTTATCAAATGCTGTATATTTCTTAATTAAATCCTTTACAACATCACTTGTTTTTTTACCATTTTTAACATCATTTTTTATACTTCTAATGTTATTTTTAACATCATTTTTAATATCCTTAGGATCAATACCATATTTTCTTAGAATTTTCTTATTTTCTTCGAATTCACGTTCTGCTTCTTTAACATCCTTTTGCATACTCTTATCTTTTTTAAATCTATCCATTATTCCTTCAGTTAATACAATAATATCATAATTATCTTCAAGGAATAAACATTCTTCATAAAATGCTTTATTCATAAATACCCCTTTCAATTCTATATAAATTCATTAATTATTTGTTTAATTTAACAATTATATTAATATAATAAAGAAAGGTGGTTAAAATGACAGAAACAGCTATGAAGAAAGAGTTCACTCTAAGTGTCAATGACTTTAGAGAAGTTACTAACAAGGATGGAATTTATGGTCTGGCTAAGAATATAGAGACTATAATATTGATGGATAAAGGCTCTTATCCTAACATAAGAGATATGGGAGTTGGAATAGAAGATTATCAATTTGAATTCCTAACAATAAACACTTTAGATACTATAAAGCACTCTATTAAAAGGCAAATTAATAAATATATACCTACTAATAAAGTGAAGGATGTAGTAGTAGAACAGTTGGAGAATGAGAGTAATAATAAGAAGTCAGTGGCTGTACTAGTAACACTTAATAAGAATGTAGATAATGTCGGAGAAATAGTTGTATTGATGAATAAAGATATTTCTAGTAATTCATTAGAAAGTACTATATTCATTTAAATAAAAAAATTAAACTAATTATTATAGTTAGAAAGTTATGTTAAAACTTATAATAATATATTTAGGAGGGTAATTATGAAAGAAGATAAAATTATGGAAAAAATACCTTTAGAGAAACGTACAGAAATGGGTATTAAAGAGCCAGGCACTATTACTTACTATGAGGAAGGATCACAACCTCAACCAGAACAACCAGAACAACCAGTCCAGAACAGTCAACCTGCTGAAAATTCAGGTCAAAGACGTGTTGTTAATGATAATGATGTTGAAGAAGTTCAATATGAGGAAAAGTCACAACCTATTGAGCGACCACAAAATGTTAATAAAGTTCAACAAAAAGTTCAGTCTAATATTCAGACGGAAGGTGAAATCAGAGGTAAAACTACAAATTCACAGTATGTAGATGAAGAAGCATTCTCAGGAAATCAACAAGAACAACAAGTTCAAAGTGAACAAAAGAGAGTAGTTGTAGCACAAGCTGAGGAGGAAGTTTCTTCTGATGTAGATACATCTACACTTGATAAAATTTCTTCTGGTGAATTGTCATTACCAAGTGAAGCTAGAAATTCAGTAGCAGTAGGTAAGGATCAGACTATTGATGGTAATGGAAACATAAAGAAAAGAGTAGCTCAGGATGGCGGACCAAGTCAAGTCACTGGGAACAGTTTCTTAGACTCAATTAATATTGATGTAAATGAAATCGAGATAGTTGAGAAATCTACACTTGAGAGAAGAAATGATATGAATGAAATCTTTAGTACAAAATCGACATTCTCAGTAACATGTTGTCAATCAGCATTTAGAGCAGATATGTCAGCATTGTCAATGTCAGATATCAACAGATTGAATGGTTCTAATAATGATTCTTATAACTATTCAAATAATCTATTTAATACGGTATATAAGCATATTGAGAAAATGTCTATTGTTAAACCATCATATTCAGAGTGGTTAAAGATTACATCAATCAATGACTTTGATACGTTATTATTTGGATTATATTCACAAACATTCCCAGATACAAATAATTTTGAAATTACTTGTGGGCATTGTGGCAATAATACTGATGTTGAGATTGATAATAATTCATTAATTAAAGTTATGGATGACGAAGTATACGATAAAATTGATGAGGTAGTTAATTCTGTTAAAGATAAGGTGGATTTAGTTAATAAATCACTTGTTAATACTACTAAGAGAATCATATTACCAGAAAGCAAGATTATGGTAGATATCAGGATTCCTTCATTACACAATCAATTAACAATTCTTAAGTCAGTTACTGATAAATTACTTCAGAACTATTCTGAGAGTATAATGATTATGGTATTCATAAAGGATATTTATATGCTTGATATTGAAGGAACTAGACGTTCTGGTTCTGCAAAGTATTACAAATTAGGTAATCAACCTAAAGATGTACTAGACTTATTAATTAAGTTATCTGTTAATGATGGTAAATATCTTGAAAAGGTTATTTCAAAACGTTCAGAAAAGCATTCAATTGCATATGAGATTAATGGTGCGGTTTGTGATAAATGTGAAGAGGAGTTGGACTCATTAGAAGTCGACCTTAGAAGAGTTCTTTTTACGAGAATCGAGAAGGCGGGACAAACGGACTAAGAATGAAACGTAAGTCCAATGCAGAATTTATAGTATCTGTCCTTGAACTATTTGATGGACAGATTTCTATAGATGATATACTTGAAAAAGAGATACCTCTCGTATATGATCTTCTCGATGCAAAAGACGAATTAATTAAGGAAAAGGAAAGATTAAGGATTGAAGCTGAAAATAAAGCAATGAACAGCAAATAAGTATTACTTCCAGATTTGTAGATTATTAAATTAATGGGTGGTGATCTATAGATTAAAGGAAGGTTTGATATTATGATGAGTTTATATTTAGATTTGATAAAGATAAAGAATAAAAGTGAAGACACTATTATAAATTTTTTAGATAGCTTGGAATACTGTGAAAATGGTTTTAATATAATAGAAATAATTAAAACTATGGAAAGTGACTTAGATGCTGAGGTAATTGTTATTGAGGGCTTTAAGAGTAAGAATGTTTTTGATGGTAAGTATGATGAATTATACAATCAATTTAGAAGAATTAAGATAACTTTTGATGAATTTGATATTGATAGTATACCTAACATAGTTGAGAATAACAAGTATTACAATATGTATTGTGATGATATAACTATTGATAAAGATTATAGTTTAACTGTTTCATTCAAAGATGCTAGGAACATAGATAATTCGTCACAAGGAATAGTAATAGTTAATAATTTGTAAAGTTTATCCTATCATAAATGAGTGATAGGATAAACTTTTTTATTTTAAATTAAACATTTAATTAGACGATTTTAGTATAGCATATTAATATAAAATATAAAAGAGAGGGTGGAAATTAATGACAGAAATTAATGAAACTAAAGATTATCTTGCTTCAAATGTAGTATCGGAGGAAAGAACTAAAAAGGAAATAAGAGATACAATTCACACTATAAGTGAAATTTTATCTAAGACACTTGGACCTTATGGCTCTACTACAATCTTGCAAGATAAAACATTAAGACATACGCAAAGTAAAGATGGATTTACAGTATTTAAGAAGATATACTTCAGGGATGAAATACCTAGAACTACATTAGATATAATAAAACAAATAAGTGAGAAATTAGTTAGAAGTGTTGGGGATGGTTCTACATCATCAGTAATTATTGCAGATAAATTGTTCTCTAACTTAGATAACCTTATGAATGAATTTAATGTTGCTCCCAAAGATATAACACATGGGTTAAATAAGTTAGCTGTAAAATTAGAAGAAATGATTAAAGATGTAGCAATTAAAGATGAAGATAATCTAGAAGCAATGTTAACAAAGGTTGCAACTATTTCAACTAATAATGATGATGAATTAGGGGAAATGATTTCTAAGGCATTCTTGGAAATAGGTAAGTTTGGTTTTGCTAATATAGAACATTCGCCTACAAATGAGAGTTATTACGAAGTAGACACTGGCATGGAAGTTAAAAGAGGATATATACTACCTGAGTTCATAAATAAGGGAAATGAAACATGTGAATATGAAGACTCATTGGTATTTATAAGTAATGATGTTCTTGATGATGATGACATGGAAATGGTAGGAGAAATACTAGGTTGGGCAATAAGTGAAGGTAAAGCAATAACCATCATAGCACCTGACTATTCTTCTTCAATGAAAGCATTTTTTCAACAAAATAAAAGGAATAATGAGGAATACTTGAAGTTGTTAGTTATAGATATGGCAAATAAAAGCAGACGTGCTAAGAATAAATTCCAAGACTTTGCACTCCTAACTGGCTCAGACATATATGATAAAATGAATGAACAATCATTGAAAGAGTTCATTGGTTTTAATGGTAAAACTATATCTACAGAGAACTTTGGTTCGGTAGATAAAGTAGTATCAAGTGAGAACTCAACTAAATTTATTACTGAAGTTGATACTGAAGATGAATATATCAAGGAGAGAATAGAGTATCTTAAAGAGGATTTAGTTAAACTTGAAACTGATTATGGTCACATAGATAGAGATGTTCAAATATATGAGTGTAAACAGAGAATTGCAAACCTTGAAGGCAAAATGGCTAAGATATTCATAGGTGGTAATTCAGAGAGTGAAAAGATTATCATAAAGGACTTGGTTGAAGATGCAGTGTATGCATGTAAATCAGCTATTGAATATGGATACATTACAGGTGGTAATATTACAGTGCCTAGAATAATTAAATCACGTATGGAGGAGTTATCTGAATATCTTATTGGTGAGTTTAGCTATATGAATAATAGAAAGAATATTGATGTTGAGTCATTTGTAGTTATGTTAATACTTCATATTGATGATGCATTTAAGTATAGTTTTGATAAAGTATTAGATAATGCTAATTTCACTCAAGAAGAAAAAGATGAAGTCATTAAAAAATGCGTTGATACTGACTTATTTTATAACCTTAAGACTAATGAGTATGAGAGCATTCATGAGACAAATGTTATTAATTCAGCACAGACTGATATTGAAATAGTTAAGTCTACATTCTCAATAATAGGGCACTTAGTTACAAGTAGTCAGATAATAACCTTGAATGTAAATAACTAAAGAATTATATATTATAAATATGATAGAATGTTTTAAGTTATTATATTGAAGGAGTGATATTATATACTAATAGTTAGTGATATAATTGTTGTTGATGATGTGATTATAAAAGATGATGTAAAAGAATTTCTAGGCTTTAATTCTGATTCTATGAGTAAGGAATATAATAGACTAGAAAATAATAGGTTAGGATATGAGACTAATTTTGATAGAATATTTTCAGAAAGTGATTCAGTTAAAGAGATAGTTGATAAATTAGTCAAAATTAGTATCAATTTCTAGAAAAGACTACATCTCATGCTCACTAAAGAATGTGGTCTTGGATGACACTACTATTATGTATACACTTGCGATTGAAATTGATGAATAATAATTGAAAGGATAGATGATTAATTATGCCAATTAAAAAAGTTAATTTACCATTCTTTGGTAAAGATGCTATGCTAACAATGAATCAACTATTACAAAATCCAACAGGTAAAAAGACTTCACATACAACTGCTAGATACAGAGTAATAGAGGATTTAGAAAACAGAATGACAAAAATGATAAAAGATAATGGTAAATTCAAATTCAATGTATTTGATGATGGAGACAAGTACGTATTTCTATTTAAGGTACCATCTGAAAGTTATAAAGGTTTATTCTATGATGTTGTACTAGAATTTAGACCTACTAATGATGACCAGAAGGATAGTAAAAATATAAAAAACTATGCTATGCGTATATTCTCAAATTCACCACATTTTACATTTACATTCACTTATGTTGTAAATGATAATGGACTGTTAGTTCCTTGGGTTAAACCGAAGTGTAATTCAAGAGCACTTAAGGATAAACCAAAGGTTACTAATCCTATATTGGAATACGGTTTCGAAAAGAGTGTATATTATGCAACCTTATACATCAAGAAAAATAGACTTTTTAATAAAAGTACACTGGATAAAAACAGAATAAAGTTTAATAATAATGAAGTATTAGGAAAGATAAAGACACAAAGTTCTAAGTTAAAAGAGTACAATAGTGCTAAGAAGAATAACAAGAAGAAAAAGAAACCAAAGCAGTCTGCTAAGAAAAGAAAATAAGAGGAAAACTAATAGGATGGTGATAAAGTGCCTAATCAAAAAATATTTGAAGCTGATAAGACTAATAAACTAATTAGAATCAACTTCGATTTACTTGATAATGAGATTGAAATACCAGAAGATTTTATAACATTTTCAATAAGAAAGAGACGTACTTATGTTGGTATTATAGACCAAATAGTTGATGCACTAAATGAAACATATGATAGTGTTCAACATAAAATAATTATACCTATGATAAGTATAGCATCAAAGATACATGAAGAAGAAGATTATACAGAAACTGATTTTCTTCACGATTTAAATACTTTGCTTATTAATGATGACTTAATTGAAGCTATTAGTAATCATGTAGAAGAAACATATGAAGTGGACTTAAATGATAATATAAAGAAGTCTAACAATCTTAACGAACAATTACTCTATAAAGACTCACATGCTAAGGTTATATTAAAGGCTTCTAGATTAATAAAGATTACTGCACCTGTATTTTGTGAGTTCATAGAAGTATACGATATTAAAAATGATAATGACTTCATATTTAATTTAGTTAAGACATACTTCGAACACTTTTCATCGGACATGAATATACCTAATAAATTATATAAATTAGCGTATTCAAGGGTTGCTAAGACACAATATAGTGATAAAATGTATTGGAGTTATATAGCAAGTAGGGCAATAGATATCAATACTACTAGTAAACGTTTTTACAAAAGATTAATGAGAAACATACTTATTAAATTAGAACAAAATAGAAGTATTGTATCATTTATACATGTGGTATTGAAGAACTATATGAAGTATGAGTTGCTTACAAACTATGATATACACTATGACAGTAAGAATTTAAAGCAAACTGATAAAGATGGTCTTAGTGAATTTGATAAGCTGGAAGTGAAGTTGTTAAGACGTGATGAGGGTAAAGTAATAATAAACAGATTAACTGTTAACTCATCAATAATTGCTCTATGTAGACAATATGACTATGATATATCTGAACCTGAATTTAGGTATTACCTTGATAATGTACGTGTTAACAAAGTCCAGAATAATCTAATGCAGATGTTTTATGCTGACAAGTTTGGTTGTTATAACACGTTATTCTCATCTAGTGGTAAAGAATATATAATGTTACTAATAATATTTAAGAAATGGTTAAAGGATAATAACTTTCCAATTCTTTCTAAGTTAGTTGTAGGACAACCAGATATGAACTTTAAGCCAGATAGAATCAGTAAACGTAAGTTCATGGAGAAATTAATTGAAAGTGAAAAGTTTAAAGAACTTCATGAGAACCAATACAGATTTATAACACAAAATCTACTAGATAGTAATGTAATTGTAAGTCTACTATCAACACTTACAAGTAATACATTTATAGAACTTCCTGATTATGAGAAACTATCTCATTTGGAAAATTTAGATGATTTAGATTTTAATAATACTATAAATGAGAAGATAGGGAGTGTGGCACAAGAGTTGATTAATTTTATAGAAATAATTTAAGCTGATTCTAGCTTAAATTATTTTTACATTTTATATGGAGGTGAGACAATTTCAGTAGATGCAATAAAACTAATGTTAAACGAAATAGAGACTAATATTTATCCATACTATTATAACGTATCAAATACTGAAATAAGTATTAGATGTCCATATTGTGGAGATAGTATTAAGAGTGATAAGTCAGCACACTTATATATTGAAATAAACAATCCAAATGTATGTAGATTTTATTGTCAAAGATGTAGCATTTCAGGTATCGTTACTAATGATTTATTTAAAGACATAGGTATATTCAATAATAAATTAAATGCACAGTTCCATAAAATGAATAAAGATAACAGATATAATGGAGCATCTATTAAAAAAGGTAACAGTAGTATTATATCAAAGAAGAAAGATTTAATTATCCCAAAAGCACATGGTACTGATTATGAGGTTAATAAATTAAAGTACTTAATAGAGAGATTGGGAGTCAGTATAACTGAAAAGGAAGCAAGAGAAAAATTTAATGTCATATTGAATTTTGAAGAATTTGTACTTGAGAATGATATAAAAAGCTTTAATATTCCAGAAGAATATAAAGAAAAAACTGTTTATGATTTTTATAGATATAGTATAGGTTTCTTATCGAACGACCAGACTAATATAATATTTAGGTCTATAAACACAGATAAAACATATTGGAGGTATTATAATTATAATATATTTAATAATTATGATAATAGCATGAGAATGTACTCCATATCTAATAAAATTGACCTCCTAGCTGATGTTCTAAATGTTTATATAACAGAAGGAATATTTGATATACTAGGTGTATACAACAATGTGTATAATAAAGAGAAAACAAATGACAATGATTTATTTATTGCAGTAAATGGTAAAGGGTATAACCTCATTTTTTTACACTTAATGCGTTTAGGTTTTCTTAATCTAAATATTCATATATTTTCAGATTCAGATGTTAATAGAAGATTTTATGAGAATATGAAGAAGTATAATGAAGTACTAAGTGATACCAAAATAAACTTGTACTACAATAAACTAAGTAAAGACTTTGGTGTTCCAAAAGAGTATATTGAATTAAAGAGGAGTTTTATATGAATAATGAATTTTTTATTAGAGTACTTGTAATAGCAACAGTAGTAATTATAGATGTTTTCTTAATTAAAATGGTGTTTGTTAAACCAAAAGTTAAGAAAGTTAAATCACCACAGGTAGACTTTGATTCCGATATGGAATTTTTACTCTATCTTATAGCATTTAAGTGTTCGAATGCGGCTGATATAATAGTTAAGACAAAGACAGAATTTGATGGAAGACTATTAGGTGATGATTATGTTGACCATATGACAACTGATTTATCAAATGAAATAATTGATTTTTTATCAGATGATTACAAAGAGAGACTGGAGAAATATTTTAGACCTGATAATGGCTCATTGAAAACATATATAGTTGAAATGGTGTTTTTAGAAATTAGTAAAACAGCAATTAAACAGAATAAGAAAATTATGAACTCAGGTGATTAATTGTATGTATTTCATAATCCTTATATAAACATAATATTAATATATAAAGTATTATTAAGTTATGTTTAGAAAGGATGATTTTATGAAAATGCCTATTATGAATGATAGAAAAGGTCCAGAGTCTAAATCTAATGATATAAATACTATTGCAATCCATGAATTAACACCAATTGAAATGGGTTTTACTGATTTTTCAGACACTAAAGCATATATCAGATTTATCAAAGATGTGGAAAGACTTATTAGAAAAAGTTCTGAATACAGATCATATATAAAATTTTTAAAGACTGAATGTAATCTAAATCGTGGTACATTCTTATCACAAGCTAATGATAATGAAAAAAGTAAAGTTAGTATAGAATTTCATCATTATCCATTTAGTTTATATGATTTGGTAGACATCGTTACATCAAGTTATTATGCAGTAGGTGTCAATAGAATAAGTCCTTATATGTTAGCAAATGAAGTAATGGAGCTACATTATAAGAATATGATTGGTCTTGTACCACTTACAAAAACAGTTCATGAATTAGCACATAGTGGTGAAATATTTATTAGTTTAGATAACGTATATGGGAATGTAAATAAATTCTTAAGTGAATTCAAAGTTGGAATAGATTCAGATTATTTAGATAAGCTATCCGACTTAATAGATTTAACTGATACACTTAAAGATTACAAACCTGATATCTTAGATAAGCAGATGACATATATTGATATGGAAACTGTAAATAATTTGTTAGAAGTAGATTTAAAAGAAGAAAATTTAGCTTAAAAATAGTTAATATCCTTTATGGGTATTAACTATCTAAATTTCATTTGAGGGGGAGCAGATTAATGAATTATTGTAACGAATTAGAAGAATTACTAGGTGTAAAGATGAATGAGAAATTCTACTTAAGATTTGACAACCATGAGATAGGACGAAGTTTAAGTATAAAGGATTATAACTACAGTATTGCAGTAAGAAATCCATACACACTTAAAGAAGATGGTCTATACAATTCAGAAGATTGTATAGATCATATTGCATTGTCATTATTACTATTTGGAAGACTGAAGTTAGATCAATGCGACTTATCAGAGGTGATAAAAGATGGTGACATATACTTTTTTATTAACTATGCTAATACTGTAGAAAAACGAGTTTATCTTGAAAGAGAATCAGATAAAGTGTCTAATGCACATAGAGAAATGGGGAATATGTTTAGAACACGTGATACTGCATTTAACTATAAATTAGGGTTAATAGGAAAGGATGATAAATAATGATTATACAAAGTGTCTCAATAGTAGTTCCAGCAACAAACTGTATAAATAAATGTAAATTTTGTGTAGCACGAACAAACCACGATAATTCAGTTGATAACTTTATAACATATAATAATATGTATTTTAGTCTATATTATAAACAGTATAAAGATAGACTAGAATATAGCAGGGATAACGGATGTAATTCAATTATATTAACTGGTGATTGTGAGCCACAACAGAATAAACAATTCTTAATGCTATTTGGTATAATGAATGATAGTTTATCTAAACCATATAGACATATTGAAATGCAAACTACAGGTACATTAATTGATGATGACTACTTATTCTTCCTAAGACACACTGTAGGTGTTACTACTATGAGCTTAAGCATATCTAGTTTAGATAGAGATAAAAATAATGAAATAATTGCACCTGCTAAGACAATCAATGCTGAGTACTTATCTAGCAGAATTAAGAAATATCAATTTGTACTAAGGGTATCTATAAACTTATCGAAACATACATTCGATACTGATAATTATGAAGAAATATTCAACAATATTAAAGAGAAATATAATGCTGACCAGGTAACTTTTAGAGTGCTTTATGATGGAGGTAGTGACATGCCACAGGATGTATGGGTACGTGAGAATAGGATATCTGATGAGTTCGTAGAGGGTTTAAATAAGTATATAAAGGACAATGGTGAGTTTTTAGGTAAGTTAGAATTTGGTGCAGATAAATATTCAATTCATGGAATGACAACTGTAGTGGATGATGACTGTATGTCTACTACTGGGAAAGAAGCTATTAAGTTTGCTATAATCTATCCTAACTGTAGAATGTATTCCAGGTGGGGAGACTTTGGTAGTCTAATACTTTAAATAAATAAAAATAACAAGGTATTAATGTAACTCCAATGAAAAAGTGAGGTGACTATATTAAGACTAAGCGTGAGATTAAAGAAAATTTAGAATTATCTCTATCATTTTATATAGGAGATAACTTTATAATTCGTGATGATGATGGTATGTTAACAATCAAATTTATATATGGTTTCTTATTTAAACTAAGTCAATTAAAAGAAGCTATAGAAATCATAAATTTAGATAATATCCACTTATCATATAATGGTGAGTATCTAATAGATATTATTAATGATGACCCAGAACGTGTAGATGAAATAGTAGTGTATGACCATAATCACAGATTTGTGGTACACTATAAACCTAATGTGTATGATATATTTAAGGAGTGTGTAATTAATGGGTACAATGATTGAGGTAGATATAACATTTAATTTGGAGTATATTAATTTCTTAGAAGAATTGGGAATTCCATTTAGAGAAAAAAAGATAAACTATAAAATAAGAGACGGGAATAAGCACCGACTCACTTATAATGGTTGTTTACTAGAAAAAGACATGGTAGATAATCTAATAGACTCTAGTGAAAATGGGATACACAAAATTGAGAAAGTTAGAGATATTGATTCACCAGTATATAAAGTCTATTCAGATGGGGGCTCATTTAATAATGGTAAGAAAGATAGTAGCTTACCAACATTTGGAAGCTTTGCATACTATTGCGTTGATAATCATGATGAAGAATTATTAAATGACTATCATGGATATGAAGGTGACACTAATAATATGGGTGAGTTAAAAGGTTGTCTATTTGGAGTAGAGAAACTGACTGAATATATCTATGACAATAAGATGGGTGATAATGAACCTATTAATATTGTTTTAATTTCTGACAGTCAGTATGTAATTCAAGGTATTAATACGTACATTGAAGGTTGGATAAAACGAGGTTGGAAGAATAATGCAGGAAAACCAACTCCGAATAAAGGACTATGGAAGAATCTTTATGATAACTTCTTAACTAACGAAGAATATAATATTTACACTAAATGGGTACGTGGTCACACTGAGAATGATGGAAATGATTACAAGTATAATGACTTATGTGATTATAATTGTAATTTAGTTATTAATGAATGGTTGGAAACAAAAGGTTTACCATTAAGAGATATTTAATAAATTAGAGGAGATGATTTATAATGGAATGGGTTAAAAGAAAAGAAGGAAAATTTGGTGCAGATACTAATATAATCGACAAGAAGATAAAAGATACTGTATTTCACATTGGTACATTACGTGTTGAAGAAGCTAAAGCAGTATCTAAAGAAAGAGCGAACAGAAAGAATAAGGCTATTTCTAAACAACTTACTGTTCTTTCTAATTTGGAAAAGGAAAAAGAGAGTTCTAAGAATACAATACTTGTAATCTCTGGACCAAGCGGTTGCGGTAAGAGTTACTTAGTACAAAGTTTAGTAAATAATAGACCTGACTTATTCCATAATCTCCCTCAGGCTACATCTAGAGAAAGAAGACACCCAGATGAAAATGGGTATCTTTTTTTGCAACCACAAACATTTAGTAGGATAAGGGAGACACTTATTGGAAGAACTTCTCATAATGATAACCACTATGGAACATTCCCTGACTTCAAGGATAATTTCATCAATACTATTATCTTATCAAAAGGTGGTTTAGAAGATTTATATAATTGCCTTGATGATGAAAAAATATATGCTAATGTAATTGTACTAGGGATTGATGCTAATATGGATATAATTCCTGATAGTGCTAAGAGAGAAGGAAGAGATAAAGACTTTTTAGAAAGAGAAAGACGTGTGTTAGACATGGCACATTATGTATATGAAAGAAAGGATGAAACAGATTATCCAACAGTTGAAAGTGTAGTAGAATTATTATCTAACTTATCATCTGATTATATATTATAACAGTGAGGTGTTTATTATGATAAAATATATTAAAGAAAGATGGATAGTATACCTTTTGGTATTACTATCCATTTTCCAAATCGCATTCTTAATGAGGTCTGGACAAGTGGAGTATTCAGTCAAGGAACATAAAATTGAAACTGAGAATAGTTTTAGTGGTGTATCAGAGGGTATGAAAAAATTAGATAATTCAATAAAAGAATTAGAAGGGGAGGTTAAAGAACTTCAGGAAGTCAACGATGAGTTAGGTTATAAAATTGGTGAGACTAGAAAAATGGTATTAGGTGTATACAAAACTACTGGTAAATTATTACTAGATACGATACCGATAGAAGAAAAGTTATACATGAATTCAGAGTTAACACCTGAAACAATCAAATCAACTAATGTGTACTTAGGAGAACCATCCTATTATACTGCTAAAGAATTAAATCTATTCTTATTAGGTACAAGTATGAGTGGAATGGGTAGTACATTTGTTGAAGCTGAAATTAGATATGGTGTGAATTCAGCAGTATTAATGTCAATAGCTATACATGAATCTGGTTGGGGTAATTCTCAAATAGCACTACTTAAGAATAATCTATTTGGTTTTAAGGCATATGATGATAGTCCATTTGCCAGTGCTGAAGATTTTGAGACATCACGAAAAGGTATAATGTTAGTAGCACGAAATCTTAAAAAGGAATATATATTAGAAAGTGGTAGTTATTATAGAAACAATGCATCATTATATGATATGAATTATTATTATGCTTCTGATAAATTATGGAGTTTCAAAATAACTAATACACTTAAAAAATTTATGGAGAGTGTGGAAGAGAGGAATTAATTATGAAAAGAGTGTTTATCAAACATTTTTATTTCATTATGGTATTTTTATGTGTTGGAATTGGGGCATTTATTTACATGTTAGTTTTACTGCCTGATGAACTCATTACTAAAAATTTACAGTATGCATCAATGGCTCTTACTATTGCAATGACTACAATAGCATCAAATAGCTTTGAAGATAAATACAGAACCATGCATATTGAAGATATGGAGAAAGAAGACCATTATATGGATATTGAGGATAGACTTTTATGAGCAATATAATACAAAAACATAATTATACAAATAAATATATTCAACACTTAAAGAATACAACTATAAGGGAATATGATATTGAAGATGGTGGATTTAGTATTCTTAAATATAAAGAGTTACTACCTAAAGAATTCGAAAATTATCTAAGTTCCATACCTAAACAACAACGTCATAGAGAAGTAGGTAAGTATGTATCTAAACATAGAGATATTTCTATAGAACTTATAGAAGGGTTTAAAGATGTTAGAGAACGCTTTTATGAGTTAAATGAACTTGATGATAGTGATATCTTATCAATTAAAAAGGATGCTATATTCTTGATTGATAAGAAGGTTGAGATAGAAGAATTTAATACGTTTAATTTTAGAATGAAAAATAAATACTCATCATATATAAATCTAAGTGGTATTGAATTTTATTATTCTACTTGGAATGATACTCTAGATATAAAGGGAATATCGGGTGAAGTATTAGAATTTCATAAAGATTATATGATTGATGCTATTAAAGATGTTATAAAATTATCTGAAAGCATGGACAAAAGGAATATACTTAAGATCTTAAGAAGATTTAGAGGTGAATATATAAATTTAAACTTACCAGTAGAGTTTTATAAGGAACTATCATCAAATAGCTTCTATAGATATAAGAATGATTTACAGTTAGGTGATAGGAAGTTTGGAACAGATGTAGCATCTGATGATATGAGAGAACTATTGAATATTAACTACAACTATATCAACTTTATTCTACCATTGATAAATATAATAATATAGATATTTAAATAAATAAAGTTAACTAATTATTATAGAGATAATAGAAATTTAAGAAAGGTGATAAAATGAAAAGTAATGAAAAAGAATTATTAGAAGGAAATGTAGATAAGTTAAAGAACTTAGACACAAGTAATTTAAGCTTAGAAGATGACTTTGGCAACTTACGTATATTCCATAATCCAGATGAAGCACTAGTAATAGCAGGTAGACTTCAAAAACAGAATGAAGATATCTTATATTGTGAACTCAACTCAGGTTATTCATTAGAGCATGGAGAATTTATTACAATTAATCCAGTCTATAGAAAAAATAAAAAACAAAGGTTAAAAGAATTTCCTGAACTTACTCTAAAGGCTGTATGGGTACAAATGCTAGAGGAAGCAAAATTGTTAGAAGAAAAATTAGAAGAATTGAATGGGGATGATAAAAATGATTAACGTTACAGAAGAAGTGCTAGATGGAATGATTACAGAAGTTGAGGCAAGAATAGAGAATGCAAGAGAGAAATATCAAAATAATGCTGATATGATTGAAGCTATTAGAAATGATGCTGAAAAGAGAATTAGTGAGCTATCACAAGCTAATACTAATCTTAATAATAGTTTCATTCACTTAAATGGTCAGTTAGAATTATTAATTTCAATGAAAGATAATGATGACAAGGTTAGTGAAGAACCAACACCTTCAATTGATGAAGATATTAATGATACTGGAGAGCCTACAAAAGAAGCTGAGAGTAAATAATAATTAAATTGAACTAATATCCTTTCGGGTATTAGTTCTTTTTTTTTTCGTAAATAATGGCATTCTACTTATATATTATAATAATGATAAAATAAATATAAGTCATTATAAACTATAAAGGAGTGTTATTATGAAATTTACAAAAAGAGATTGGTTAGTAGTTGGATTAGTAATTGTTGTATTATCAGTATCAATAAATATAATAAGTAATATACAAGAAAAGAAGATACTAGAAAATGGTAGAGTATTAAGTAATAGTAGAACTAGTGAACAACCTATATTTGCCATTGGTAATAATAGTAATGTTGAAGAAGATGAAGTGGAAGAAATTATCGTTGAAATAAGTTCTAGAAGTTATTATGAAAGTTATATTAAGTCTCATAGTAATATATCAGATAGTGAATTAAAAGAATTATTAGATTCTATAGACTCAGTATATAATATGTATAATAAAAATATTCCTAAGTCTTTAATTTTATCTATAATTCAAACAGAAACAGACTTTAGAAATATATATTCAACTTTTGAGAGTGAAGACAGTGCTGGATTTGTACAAATGCAATCATCAACAATAAACTATTTATATAATACCGTTCACGGACTACCAAGGATAAATTCACAAGATGAGTTTATAAATAATATTGATGCACAAATAAAGTACATCTTTGCATATATCAATGTGTCAAATGAAAAGTATGGTAGTCTACCCGACTGTGTTATATCATCATATAATACTGGACTATATGCAAATTTTATTAATGAGACATATGTTAATGAGACATTACAACATAAATCTAAATTAGAAAAGCATATGAGTGTAGCATTAAATAGATAAAGAAATTAATCTTTATCTATTTTTTTTTTGACTTGCTATAATCAATAAGACTAATGGGTTCTAGCTTACTATTAGTTTGAATATCAATATCAAGAAATCCATTATCTGTACTATCATCAGTTGTAGACATTTCTACTAACTTATTAAATTTTTTTATATCTGATAAACTTATATCCTTTAAATATGACTTTACAAATTTACTGATGTTTCCAAATATCTGCTTTAAGTTTATGAATAGATCTCCTTGGTGAGCTAACTCATGAGATGTAATTGATAATGGAACTACACCCACCATATGTTGAAAATGTAAATCCATAACTTCTTGTGCCACTAATAACGTACTGACCTTTTCTTTATTATTTAAACGTTTTTTAAGTACTATGGTTACTATATCATATAGGCTAAATGGATAATGATGGAACTCTATTGATGCCATATCATCATCTACTTTCCCCATTACAGCACAGAAATCTAATTGATAATCTTCTTTTAGAATAGAAAGATATTCTCTATAAGGCTGTGATTGTCTTACTATTGACTCTACTTTCTTTACGAATCTCTTAAATTCTTTTGCATCATATATAGAAGTTGTATAATATGAACTAGCAAATATATCATCTTTTGATTTACCTATAGATAGATTTTCATCCTTATCTACAGTAGTTATATCAACTATATTGTTGTTACTTGGTATTTTACTCTTATCTATTGCCATAACTGACCTCCTAAGTGTAATTCTTATTCACATGTTAATTAAATGTTAATGTTGAGTTTTGTTATTTTTATTTTAATGTGAACATTTTAATAATAGTGTTAATTGAAAGGAAGGAGTTGTATACTTTGTCTGAATATTTAATAGACGATAATAAGAGTGAAATAAAAGAATTAATAAATTTCTGTTCAAACATAGTTATAAAAAGAGAAGATAAGGCTGAAGAAAAAGAAACATTTGAAAGTTCTAAGAAAGCATATACATTGATTGATGCAATTCTTAAAACAGATTCAATAGATTCATATAACATATCAGAAGAAGACTTGTTAGAACCTGAATTAAATACTAAGTCAATGATGATGGGTGTTAGACTAGATTTTAGGAAATATAAATTTGATACATTGTCTAGGAAGCAGTTAGATGTATTATTAGAGTTCAAGAGATTTCAGGTATACTCAGTATTTATGGAATATGGTGATGCAAATGAGTATTATAATAATATTTATAATGAATATATTAAAGGTCCAGATACTCTAATATATGATACATTTAAGGAATTTGTAGAGGGTACAAGATACTGTTTTTTTGTAGATGCAAGGTTAGCTAAGAACTATTCTATATTGTATAATGATGGGAGTCTAAATAACTATCAAATATCTCAATTTATGAAATCATATAACTTTGCAAGAACATACTTTAGTAGAGTACTTTATAATAATGCATTTGATGAGAATAACCCAATGTATACTAATTTTGCATCATTGGTTATAGTATTTATAGCCATTCAATACTACATGGATGATAGGTTAAAATATTCATCTGATGTTAATCTTATGACATTATATGATATTAAAAACTTATTTATATCATATGGTCTTGACTACTTTTCAGATATGTCAATGAGATACCAAAAAAGTATACTTAAAAATATAAATTCATTACTACAAGATAAAGGTACTTCAAAGGCTATAACGAGCATTCTAAATATCTTTGGATTTGATAATGTTGAGATATTTAAGTACGTATTAACTAAAGATTATGACCGTGATGTTGATGGTAATATAATAATAAATAATCCTAAGCTAGAGTTTGTAAAGATACCTTACGATAGTACTAATATTCAGAAAGATATACTAAAGAATTCTGAAAGATTTGACTATGATACATTTGTTACTGATGATAAGTACTGGCAGATAACAGAAGAAGAAAAACAGACACTATTAACCTCAGAGTTTAACTATATTGAAACTAAATATTTAAGTATTGATAGCACGCTTAATATTATCAAGAATACATTGGATTTATCATACTTCTATGGACTGCTTAAAGATATGAAACAGAATGGAAACTTAGAAGATGTTACTTTTTTTGATAATCAAATATCAGATAACCGTGTAAATATATTTGATTCTATAACTGGTTTAAAGGTATTATTACTTCAAAAGTTAGGATATGTAGATAATATAATAACTAACAATAATTCTATTTCATATATTTATGAATACAATTATGATAAGATACTAGGATCTATAACTTTACGTGACTATTCAACTATAAATCCGACATTAAGTGGTACTCTAGATGAAGAAACTATAAATAAATATCGTGACAGTTTTTTATCGGAGTTAATAGAAGATAAGGTATTCACTAAAAGTGAATTAATTGACTTATTTGTAAATAACAAGGATATGATGAGTCAATTAGGGGATATGATAATCAATACTGGAGATTATGACACGTATAGGGAACTTAGAACATTATATGACTTATCTGCTAAATCTGAGGTAAATAATGATAATTTTATAAAAGAAGTTGTAGGTGGAGAACCTGTATATTATTCTACATTTAGTGAATATTTCTTAACTGTTGATTCTTCATTCCATGAGTTTTTATATCCAGGTCAAGACACTACTGAGGAGGTATATAATCAAAAGATACTATTGCTTAGTAATACTATTAATAGATATCTAAACACTGATGCTATTGAACTGATAGAGAATAACAATACAATATCTCTAAATTATGTTAAAAACTACATGCTTAGACTTATTGACCTATTCAGATCATATACAGTAACTGTAAAGGAGTTAACTACTAATTATGTATTTGATAGTAAGCTACTAAATGCTATCAGAATATTTGATGAAGGTACACCTTTAATAACCTTGGGTCATCCTGAGTTTAATGATATGTATGATAATACTATGCATGAAAATAATATTTCTAGTGTAGATATAAATCTTAAGGAACTAAGTGATATGATGTTAGCAGTAACTACAATGTTTCCTAAGATTAATTTGAATATAATTGAAGATTGGAATAATGAAACATATGTTGAATTTAAGAATAGTGAAGAATATATTAAATTTGTTGAAGATAAATTATACGATATAGGATTATTTGATGAAGATGGTATGACGTTGCTTGAAAAATTTGATTCATTAACTAACTCAATAACTTATGAACAAATATTAGAACTTAAAGAATTATTCCCTAGTGTAATTAAAGTCCTTAATTCATCTTTACTGGGAGAATTAAATGATAAATTGGGAAGTGAACAAAAAATTAATATACTTGCAAATATGATGAAGATGAGCGAAAGCTTTAAATTGACTACTACTGAATAGAATGAAAGGGGACACATAAAATGAAGAAAGTTTTTAAAGATGATTATAATAGTATAAACGAGGAAATGAGTATGGATAGTGTTAGCAAGCCATCAATTAGGGGTAAAGTAAGGTTTCTAGATGATGAAGGTAATGTTATTCTAGAAAAAGATAACTTAATAGTATTACGTGGACGTGTATTTGCACTAGAAAAATTATTTAATGATATGAATACTGAAGGTTCTTATGTAACAAATAATAATCGTGAGTTAATATTATTTAAAATAGGTACTGGTGGTGCACCTGAGAATGATCCATTCCAGCCATATACACCAAGCTTTGATGACACTGATTTAGCTAGTCCAATTCCATTCAAAGTTGTTGATGCGAATGATACTAATACAACCTTAACAACTGAGGAACAAGATATTTATTATGACTCTAAATTGAATGAAATTGATACTACTTTAACTGAGTTTTATTGTAAAAGATTTGATGTTATTGATCCTGTATGGAATATTGATACTGTTAATAATGAGGTTTATAAGAAAATGATTTTAAAGATAAATACTACAGACTTTAGAACAGTACCAACGGGAAATCCAGAACAACCTTATACAAGAGATGCAAATATAAATGAATTAGGTTTATACTTTGCTTCTTATAATGATACTACTAATGAAATGGAAGACATTGAAATGTTTAGTAGATTAACATTCTCAACTGAGCCATTAACAAACTTAAGTAAGACAGTTACAATTGAATATTATATCTTTGGTTAATTAGTTATAACTTCCCATTCTCTTTCACAGGGGATGGGAATTTATTATATTTTAAGAGGTGATTTAAATGAGTAAGGGAAGGGTATGGTTTTCAGCAGATTTACATTTAGGTTCAGAGAGGACTTTAACATTATCTAAGAGACCTTTTGAATCAGTAGATGAAATGAATGAAACGATTATAAGCAATTGGAATTCAGTAGTTAGGGAAGATGATGTTTGTTATATAGTGGGTGATATTGGAGATCTTGAAATAGCTAGAAAATTAAATGGGAAGTTAGTCTTGATAACAGGTAATTACGAGGAAGATGATATACAAGCTAATTACTATGGTAATAAATACCACTATATAGATACGCTTAAGGAAAATGGATTCCATAAAGTATTTCATGAATGGTATAGATTCTTTGATAAGAATTATGAGAATAGAATGTATCTTACACATAAGCCTAGTGATTGTAAAAGCCATGAATTTAATTTATTTGGTCATGTTCATAAGCTTTCAATGATAAAGTCTTTTGGTTTAAATGTAGGAACCGACTGTCATAACTTCTTTCCAATCGATATGGACACTGTTTTATTCTATAAAAAGGCTATTGAAGAATTTTATGATGATGAAGTATTTATGAGTAAACTATAGAGAAAGGACTTAATATGAATGAACAAGAGAGAGTATTACTCCAAAATGAGAGAAAAATAAATAATATATTTATAGAGTGTAGAGAGTTAATGAATGATATGATTATACATGAACACACTATAATCATGAATGAAGGAACTTCTAGCGATATTGACTTTATCCAATTCAATGAATCTATTGATGGTATCAAGGAAGTATTTAAAGATATTTTTAGGTCAATATATGCTTCACTAGTTCTAATAAGCACACTAAATGATAAAATGGGTAATAAAGCAATTGATAAGTTGTATAAATTAGAAGATGAAACACCATTACACGGGTCTGAGTTAAACTATGTAAGAAACGCTTATGAAGATATATCTAAATCATTTGAATTTCATATAAAAGATATAGAGGGTACTATTAAGACTAAAAAACTTAGAGGTGAGAAGAATAATAAAAACTATGAATTCTATATTAAGACTCTAAGTAAAATTCACGTCCAATTTGACAGTTATTTCAGTAATATAACCACAGATTCACCTATGACTAAGAATACAGCATTACACTCAATCAACGAATTGTCTTCAGATATTAGAAATATTGTAGCTGAAATTGAAGGGTGGGTTAATGAATTACAGAATGAGATTGCACTTATTGACCGTAAGAAAGAGAAAAATAATAAACCTATGTATATAAAAACTATAAATGAGAAGAGTCTAAGAGAAGAACTTATTCTTGTTAGTAGTATTCAATTTTATATTAAGAATTTAATTAAAACTCTATATAGTTTAGTAAATGAATTATAAGGAAGTGATAATATGAAGAATTATATATCTACAGGTGATAAACAATACTTATTATCATTAGAACCTAGTGATGTCACTAAGGATTTATTTATTGATTTATTTGCAAATGACATAGAAAAGCAAGGATCAAGATTTGAGACTAATGATAAGATGAGCTTAACAATAGATGAGATACAAAGAAAATTTAATACTGAAAATATACTTGGTGATGGAAAAGGCAATAAAACATCTATATCAACTACCGTAGGTAGGTACATATTTAATCTATATTTAGATATGGCGAATATATTTGGATACATTAACCAAGAACTAAGTGGTGGAAAAATAAAGGGTCTAAACTCAATATTATCGTCCAAGTTATTAGAACGAGATATTGAAATAGAAAAAGCATTTGAGTTTGTAGATAAAATGGACTGGTTAGGATATTCTATTAATAGAATGATTGCATCATCACTGACATATGATTTATTAGAACCATTACCTGAAGTTGAAAAACTCAAGAATGAGTTATTTGAAAAATATGCTAATGAAATAGAAAACAAAGATATGGCAATCGTGAGTAAGATTGAAGATGAACTTTTAGATTTATCTAGGAAGTTACTAAAAGAAAAAGGTATAAGTGACTTTGATATTTATGAATCGGGTGCTAGAGGTAGCTTCAGTAATAACTATAAGAATACAACTATAATGAGAGGTATTATAAAAGATCCATCAGATACCGACAATTTCTTTATATCTAAGAGTAGTCTTATGGATGGAATACCTAAGGGCGAATTCCATAATTATGCAAACTTAATCGTAGCCGCTTCATATTCAAGGGCTGTAGGAACACGTTCGGGCGGTTATGAGGCTAAGAAGCTTAATGCCGCTTTTCAGACAGTTGTTCTAGATGATAAAGATACTGACTGTGGTACTAATAAGACTATAAAAGTCCATTTAACTGAAAGAAATAAAAGTCAGTATAGTTATAGATATATTATTTATAGAAATAAGATGATACAGTTAGATGAAGAATCACTTGAGAAATTCACTGGTAAAGTAGTTAATATGCGTACACCATTATATTGTACTAATGAAAAGATTTGTAGTAGATGTGCAGGAGACTTATTCTATAGAATAGGTATTCAAAATGTAGGTCTACTTGCTAATCGTGTAGGTACTAAACTGCTTAACTTAGCATTAAAAGATTTCCATGATGTTAGTATTACTATGCATGATATAAATATAAACGATTATATAACAAGGCAATAATAAAAAGAGTATATACCACTATGGTATATACTCTATAAATTCGCATCTATATTATAACTAAATATATATTATAATAATGATTAAATAGGTTTATTATAAGAATAAAGGAGGATGTATGAAAAAAGTAAAGGATATTACAATTGGAATGATAGTTAATAAGTTAGTATATAATATGGAAGAGGTTTTAGGTATAACTAATGATAATCTAGTTACACTATCTATTGGTGAAAAAGATTTATACAAGGTAGTTGCTAAAATTAATAATGAAGCTAGTAAAAGTAATAAGGGTATAAAGAAATTTATAATAGAAAATTTTCCTTCAACACATGATAATATTGGTTCATATTATGCATCAACTGTAGAAAGACTAATAGAGTTCATAGAAACCAACATAGAACCTAAAGGTGAAGAATTATTTGAAGGAATGCATGGAATTAGGTATGATGAAATAGATACTATTTATGAAGACATAGTGGAACCATTAAATGAAAAGACACATTATGAAATCAAACTGATTAGAATAAGAGAGAGATTATTATCTATAATATTTGGACTAGAAAAAAGATATGAGGCTTTGCTATTAAAGGATGAAAATGCTATGACAGAAAGAGGAGCAATAGCAATGAATAAAGCCTATAGATCATATATTGAAACCTTTAATAGACTTAGTCATGAATATGAGCATGATATTAATATTGATTTTACAGATTTTAAATAAGGAGAGTGCCAATTATGAAAAATAAAGAAAGATTTGAAAAACATTCAAGCGATGAAAATATGATAAGTTTACCACAGTATCTCGAATCTTTAGAAGAAAAGAAAAAGATTTGTAATTATATTAGAACTGATATATTACGTGCTAGTATCACACCTGTTAATATAGAGATTACATTAGATATGGTAAACAACAGTAATGAGATTAGAAAAAGTCCTTCTAGGATAGAGGGTTGTAGGCAATTTGTAAAGCATAACGATATGCCACATTCAGTTAGAGTACTATTGGGATATTTAACTGAAAAAGATGTATTAATAAATTCAGGCATGATTGGAAGTGATGAGACATTAGATGAATTATTGTGTAGATTAACTAATAAAAAATAGGGGGTTGTAAATGGATTATGATGATATTGATGTAAGATTAAAAGATGAGAAAGTAAGTGACCATGCCATAGCTTTATTAGGAAAAAAGGAGGCATTAAAAAGAGAATTACTAAAAAATAGAGATCTTTATCAGCATAAATTTATTCTTCTTAAATATAACGGTAATGTAATAAGTGAATATAGAGCTGAAGTAAATAATCATAACTATTTTAATATTATTTCAGAATTAGCAATATACCATGGATTTGATAACTATGATCTTGAATTCGAATATGATTTTTATAGATTAACTAAAGACTATAATAAAACTAAAAGACAACGTGGTTTAGAAATAGAAATCTCTAATTATATACCTAATAATTTTGAGAAGATAGTTGATGACAAAATCATAAATTCGCTTAGTAAGCAAGGGAACATACAAAAAGTGGTAAAAGGTGGACTGTTTAAGAAGATTAGAAAACATGTTATGGAAAAATTCAATGTTGACATAGAATCTAATAACTTGATACTGAATAGTGTAAGTATTAAATTGACTATAGAGTATTTAAGAAATTCTATTACTTGTAATTAGTATATAAGGAGATGATTATCAATGTTATATAATATGTTAGAGAGACCGTTTGTATGTAGGTCTGATAGAAAAGATATAGTATTTATAGAAAGAAATCCAGAACATTGTAGAGTTAGAAATACAAATGGTATAAGAAGAAGAGATATTTATGAGATATGGGAATTAACATCTGAAGATGAATGTAATCATGAAGAACATGATAATTGGACTGAATGGTTCTCAATTCGTGATGTTATTGACGAAGTACTTAATAGAAAAGTTTGCTCTAACTGTGGTAAACCACAATCTGATTGGTCAGAGTGGGGAGAAATTGAATAATGTTAACCACTAAATTTGGCAGACAATATAGAAGTAATACTATTAGATTCAATAAAAAAGTACTGATGAGACGTGATGAATTATTTTGTCATATAAAGGATAATGAAGGCAATACTATCACAAATGCTTATTCCAACTGGGATGAATTTAAGAAAGAAAATAAAGACAATGGTAAATTTAGTCTACTAGGTACATTACTTAGTAAACTTACATTGTCAAATGAAGTACCTGATAATCCATGTAATCATAGTGAGCACACTGTATGGAAAGAATGGTATTGTACTGGGGGAGGTTGGACTTCAGATAATTATGTGAGAGAGGTTTGCTCTAATTGCGGTGAACCACTTAGTAAATGGAAGGAGCGTTATATATGATAAATGCATTAAAAGCAGTATTGTTAATAGTGTATATGGGTTTAATGATTAGATTTGTAACTGAACCTATGGCAAATGAACTAGCCAGGATATTAAAATTGTATATAAATGATAAGACTGCTAAGTTAATAGTTAGTGTTGTTGAAATTATAGCAATAGCAACACCCATATTTATATTGGATAAATTCATAGGTTTACTTTAAAGATTGTGAGGAGTGATAAGAATGTTATTTGACATTAATTGTATGTCTGACTTTATGACTATAAAGGTAGACAATATGAAAGTTGCTACATTTATATGCCTTAAATTAGGTTATGGAAAATATGAATTCATATTAGAGGATGATGAAGGTAATGAGGATGCATACATCATACCAATGTTTATATTTTCAGATATAGATGATATAGATAAATGGGTGAGTGAAAAATTTGATATTGATACTGTGGAGGAGTTGATAAAGGATGTTATTATTAACCATAAGGATGAATTGATAAAAAGCTTAAGACGAATAGTGTATGGTAAATTAGCAGATCGAAAGTCGTTCAACAAGGGATTAGAGTTAATAGAAGGTAAAGAAAAAGAGTTAGAATGGATTAATCATTGGAATGATACTAGAAGAACTAGTTTAAATGATATTAATAGTTTTGCATTAGATTATGCAAACATGTTAGAAAAAGAAGGAGATGAGTAATATGTTAAATAAGAATAGTAGAAGATTTTTGGTTTCGTTGGTACTTGTATCTGTTGCATTATTGGTATTTAATTTAGGGATAGCGTTTGCTAATGAGGATGTGCATGATTATATTAAAGTTTTACAACCAGGGGAATATTATACAAATACTGATGAAATGATTGAGGTGTTAGGACAACCAGATAATATAAAAACAACTGAGGAGACTGACAGTTACATTTTAAAACGGTATTATTATGATGAAATGATTATAATTGATACTGTTAATGATATGCCTTATACAATGGAAATATGGAATGATACTGAAATTGAGGGTTTTAGTAAGAATGTGGGAACATTTTATGATATTATGAATCAAAAAGGAATGCCTAATAACAGTAACAATGATGGGGAGATGTCAAATATAATTTATGACTCTGAGAATTATAACTATTTAAGGTATAAATTGATATCTACTGGTGTGTCACTTAATTCTGAGGTGTCTATATTTACTATTGAGGTTTCTCCGTTATTTAATCTTGTAGAGGAATTAAAACAAGAGAAAATAAAAGAGAGAGAATTAAACACTAGTGATGAAACAACTACAGACACAGCTAATAATACATCTAACACTAATGATATTACCACCAATGATATTGAGACTATGTCTGGTGATGTCTACACTTTAGATAATTCTACTTCAATGTACAGGGAATATGAGATGATTTTTCCTAATACAACAGGCTCATTATATGAAGATGAACCTATCTACTTAAATAAAATCATCATGACTAATTATGGTGATAGACAGAATGATACATTAACTATAAATAATAGAAGTGATACAGTTACGTATAATAACTTCACTATGACTTATTTATTTTATGACACTTATGGATATCCATTAGATTATGTGTCATATAATATAGGTGAGTTGAAACCTAACAGTTCAGTAGACATTATGTTTGAATTATATGGTAATATTTCACGTGGAGAATTATATGAATATGACTATGACAGTAAGGAGTAAATAACGTGAATGTATTTGAAAGTTACCATACTATAGTTAACTGCGAGTGTGATGAGTACTTGAGACAACACAATTTTGAATTAAGTAAGAATGACTCACTGACGGATGTTATTAGAGATGTATCGGATGCTATGGATTGTGGACTACCAATCTTAAGATATGAAGCATATGTTGCCACTAAGATAATAAATAGTGATGTTGATGACTATGAAGTTGTATTAGAAATAGTTCATCATGACTTATTTATATTAGTGCATATTAAAAAAGGTGAGTATGAATACTCAAGTGTTAAAGACCTTTCCAATATCCGAGATGCTGATGGTAAGATTCATTTAGAAGAATTTAGAGAGTTATTAAATAATGAATTTGGGAAGTTTATAACCAACTCCACACTATTTGAATAATGGATGAAATGAGGTGTGTTTATGTACACCTCATTTTTTTTAGTCATGTTTAAAACATATATTATAATCTTGGTAATATTATGAAGTAGACAGAAAGGAGGCAATTAATGGAGACTGATACTAGCTTCATAGTAAGTAAAAATTTTCTATCTTCCAAAGCTAATCATGTTAATTTGGTAATTTTAAAACAATAAAATTAACATTTTAATTAATGATTTAGTAGAAACGGAGGATGGTGTATTTAATGAAGATAATTTTCAAAGATGTCAATAATTGGTTTGACCCTAAAATGGTAGTGACTAATCCTGAAGGAATAGACCAAAAGACAAAAAAATTTAAACCTGATGGCGTATTTTCAGAGAAGATATTTGGAAAGCTTGATGGTGACAACATGTCTTATACGTGTGAGTGTGGTGGACACAAAGGAGAATTCTATAAAGGTAAAGAATGTCCTATATGTAAGACAGAAGTACGTTTCACTGAACCAATGTTACAAAGAACGGGATGGATTGACTTAGGTGATAAGTATATCATATCTCCACTGTTTTTTAAATTCATAGAGAAGTTATCTAGAAAAAAGACTTTAATAAATATGATTGATTTTGAAGCTGTTCTAGATGTAAATGGTAATATAGTTGCTAATGATGAGGATAAAGAAAAGAATCCTTATAGAAATATAGGTATGGATGAGTTTAGGCATAATTTTGACGAGATCATTCAATATATCTATGAAAATGCAACTACCAAAGAGAAAGATAATCTTATGAGTTTGATAAATAATAATAGAGATAAGATATTTATAAATAAGATACCCATCTATTCCATAACACTTAGACCTGCACTAATGATTAAAGATACACTAAAATTAGATGAGGTTAATAATTATTACAACTTAATAATAAGAAATAGCAACTTAATTAAAGCTGAAATTGATAATGATGTCATTAATATGCCATTATTATATACAATCCAGAATGAAGCTAATAAAGTATTTGACAAAGTACTTGAAAACATTAAGGGTAAAGACGGATTCATACGTAACAATATGATAGGAAGTAGAATTAACTTCTCATCACGTAATGTAATCACACCATTACCTAAAGGATATAAATTAGATGAAGTAGTTTTACCTTATCTAACATTTTTAGAGTTATATAAATTCCATATAATAAACATTATAAGTAGAGTTAAGAAGATAACTATTGTGCAAGCCACAAATATTTGGTATCAAGCAACTACAAATTTTAGTAACGAAATTTATGATATCATGATGGACATCATAAATAAGACTAATAAAGGTTGTAAGATTCTACTTAACAGAAACCCAACTATTGCTATCGGAAGTATATTATGCTTAAATATAGCAGGAGTTAAGAAAGATTACACAGATCTGACATTGGGTGTAAATAATGTAATTCTAAGTCCCTTAAATGGTGATTATGATGGTGATACATTGAATATAGTTCCTATATTTGATGATGAAATGAAGAAGGTATTTTCTAATGCTTTCTCACCTAAATCTTTAATGATTAGTAATAATAATGGTAAGTTCAATTATAAGCTTAATATTGAAAGAGATCAAGCACTAGGTATATATACATTTAATAATGCTTAAGTTTTAAGTATATATTATACTATTGGTTGTTATATTATTTAAAATAAGAGAGGACGGTAAGATGAAAGAAAGTGAAATCAGGGAAAAAATACAAAAAGTTTTGTTAAAGCTAAAAGATGTGGTAGACATAGACTATACAGGTGACGTAGATGACTATGTTCTAGAGAGTTACGAACTATCTAAAGATGAATTTATCCATTCAATACCTCCTAAGTTTAAAGATAACTTCGAGGATAAATCTCATATGGTGTACACTGGATATGGAGATTTAGGTGGCGAAGAAGTTATAATCAATACAGTCATGGATAAAGATGAATATAAATGTATAGTCATTCAAGACAGTGAATCTGGTAAACCATTGCAGTATATTGACGGCATAAATTAGAGTATATATGAAGAAGAGGTCATAATATGGGTGAGAATAAAAACAAAAATTTAGATAGTGAGAAGATAGGCAACGCTTTAGGAAAAGCGAGTAAAATACTAGGGAATCTAGGTAAATTTTTATCTACAACCTCAGACATACTAAAAGAAAAAGATAAGATTGATAAAATTAGCTAATTTTATAAATTAATAAGAAAACCTTAGCGGGTTTTCTTTTTTTTTTATTATGAAACATGTTATTAATATTACAGTATATAGAAAGGTGGTTTATATAAATGAAACGTGACAATTATATTGCAAGGGCACAAGCGACTACATCAGTATCATCTATAATGGGTAATGTAAGCTATGTAGCAAAGAAATACATACTAAGTAAATTCCCTAAGAATTACTTTAATGAGATTACTATTGCTAATGGACTTATATCATCTGATTTAAGAGAGACTGATGAAGATGTAAAGAAGAAACCTAATCCTAAATTATCTATAAATCCTATATTTATTCCTGATGAGAATGATACATTCGGAGGTTCCTTACCAGAATGGTACAATAGTGGGGAAAGTTTTATAATGAGAGATACACTTAATAACTATCATCCAGTACTTTATAATGATACTGATGAGATTTATATATGGACTGTACCTAATAAGTTAAAGTTAAATTTTGATATAAAGATTAAACTAAATACATCAATGCAAAAGATTGATTTACTTCACTACTTAAGACGTATATTCTTAAATAATAAGCATATGTATATTAACGATGTCACACTTAAAGCTGAAGTTCCTAAAGAGTTTATAGCAAATGTTGCAGACCTAAAAGGACTAGACTTAACAGTTGAGGATGATATAATTGAGTTGTATAATTATTTACAAAAATTTTCTAATGGATATATCACAAGACAGATGAATTTATCATCAGGTTTACCAACATATCAGTATAGGTTTATATCCAATATACTAATGAAGGTTGAAGAGCCTCCTAGTGGAGAGACTGAACGTGTGAGTATGACTGAAGGCGAAAGTGAGGTTCAGACTACATTTTCGTTTGAGTTATGGATTCCAACTAATTATATTATAGAAAGCAAGGACCCACTCTCAGAGAGTGATGGTTTTGATGATATCCTGAACAATGATAGTTACATCAGTTACTCATTCAAAACAAAGCCTGTTAGAACAATTGACGATAAAGTTGAACTATTTTGGCAAGCTTTTGTTACTGATATTGATACTGCAGAAGATATAATTGGCTTATCCCCTATAATCTCTACTAATAATAAGGAGATTATTGCACATATGATAAGTAACGAAGTATTAATTACGGACTATTATGATATAGATGTATATAGAGATGGGGAGCAACTAGAGGAAGATGTTGACTACTCATTCGACTGGAATTTACTAGAACTATCTACATTTAATCCATTCCAGAACTATACACATCATGTAGGTTTATATGGGGATCTTAAAAAGATAAAAGATTATTATGATGAAAATATTAAAGAAGAAAAATTACTATAATAAAAAGAGATAACTATCCTATGATAGTTATCTCATTATTATTTACTTCTTATAGTTTTCTAACTTTACCATTATGTCGCTTAATTCATCATCAGTTAGTTCTAAATTAAACTCATTCTTAAACCAAGTTATTAATTCATTAGGTTCATCATATTTTGAAGACTTAAGAAGTCTATTAAATTCTTTTCTATCAATACCAGAACCTGGGCAAGTTTTATATGAGTGGTCTCTATGGAATATATAACCTATTCTAAATGAATCCATCATATAATTCATGAAATCAAATAAAGACTCTCTTTGACCATTAGTAAATTCATCATTACCTTTATCGAAGTTACCAATCATTTCTATGGCAAATCCTAAGTAGTTTCTACCACTAACGGATACTGGAGATTTATTAAAGCTTCTACCCATAACCCATTTTCCATCAGGTGCTAGAGTTAAATGTTGACCTATATCTGCCCAACCATTAGTATTTACATGGTAGTTTTTCATACCCTTTTGTAATGATTGATGATTATGACCATTAAAGTCATCAAAATTAGGTATAAATGTATGATGGATTTGTAATTCTTTAGGTTTCCTAGTCCAGTTAAATTCAATACAGTAATCAATTAATTCTTCAGTAGTCATTACTCTGAATTCTTCTTCAATATCATCAACTAATTTAATATAGTAAGCATATACCCAGCGTTTACTACCTATCTTATACCATTTGCCAGTATTATCAGTCTCTATAATATTCACGATGTCACCACTATCTATTCTATCTGCAACATCATAATTAGTGCTTGGACCATATCTAACTCTTAATACAGTCGCTCTATGAACTCTACCTTGTTTAGTTTCATACTTAGTTTCATCTTTAATTAATTTACCGAATATATCTTTACCTGAGAAATAGTGTTCCTTCCCCTTAACTTTATACCATCCATCTATCTGACCGTCAACTTCAATTATATCACCTTTGTGGTATAAATCAACTTTAGGATAGTCAAGTCCTGCAAATCTACGTACATTAAGGTATTTAGCAGTTATTTCTACCTTAGCATCAATCTTCTCTAAATTACTCTTATCTTTCTCCACTACAATTTCATAATCCTTACCATAGATTAATAATGCATTAGCAATACGTCTTTCATCCCCACCAGCTATAAAGTTAACAACCTCATCACCTAATTGCATAGTAGAACTTCCACCACCATCAGCATTGATTGCTCTATCTGCACCTAGTTCTAACATTACTTCAGCACTTTGTTCAGCAGTTAATCCATTGTCATCAGAGTTTCTACCTTCCGCCACAACCATTAATAGTTCTCCTGAAGGCTTTTGACCTAGTAAAGTTCTAGGATGTTTTTGATTACTGTGGTCAAAGTATTCATCTCCACGGATATCTAGTTTACCGTCTAATACTAATGTGTATGATAATGAAACTCCCCACATTGCTTTACCTTTATATTTCTTATCAAACTCATCTTGAGAAACTAATTCCTCAATAATTAATTTACCATCCATATAGATTGCTTCATAAAATCCTTTACCTACACTATCTACACGACTCTGAGTAAATCCATGATCTACATACTCTAAACCTACTGCATCAACTTCTTCTGAATATGAGAAGAACTGAAGGTTAGTACCCCCTATTTTATCAAATCCTTGCTTTTCAAACCAATTATGATTGATATCTGTTAGTTTTTCTCTGTGACCTCTATCATCAGCACATACAGTTGCAACTAAATTTTCATTAGTTTTAAATTCTAAAACGTGAATATCAGTTCCAAACCTTCTAATAGTTTTATATAGAACTTTGTTTTCCATTTATATCCTCCCTTATCCTACTATGTCATTATTATTATCATCATTATAGTTATCTCTTTCTCCATCATTTGAATTTTTCTTGATATCAATGAACTTACTAACTCCATTAATGCCAAAGTGTCCAGCTAATATGACCATGACAGGTTGCTTAAGCAATTCTATCAATGATAATCTATCTGGACTAATGTGAGATGTGAACGATACTATTATTAAACCTAAATATACAACCGCAAATATAAAACTTAAGAACTCACTAATAGTGAACCCTTTCTCATCATTAAAAAATGTTTTGAACATTTTGAATCATCCTCCTTATATTATCCTAATTATTAATAAATTGTTATAGACTAGTTAGCATAACCCATAAACATTTTATTAAGTATATAGTGAGTATATATTTAAATTAATTAAATTATAGAAGGAGATATATGATAATATGATTGGTAGATTGAAAGATACATTAAAGTCACAAAAACATATTCTTTATATTCTCTTATTTGCAGGTTTAGCTTTATTAATTCTGCTTACATCATTTGTATATGTATATAATACAATATATGAAAATGAGACAGCAAGAAAAAATGAGGACATACAAAATATAGAGGAAGTATATAAGTGGAACTTTATTCGTTCCCTAATAACTAGTACAAGAGATACCGCTAAATTAAACTCAGAGAAAATCAGAGGTGAGATTGAGCATGAATTGAGATTACAATATGATGGAGAAATGGACCAATTGAAATACGATATTGATAATCTAACTTCTAGTTCAAGGTTCTCTAAAATACTTAATAATTCGATAGATGGAGAATATATAGTAGTTCAGAATGATAATAATGACCCATCGATAGGAGTTATAAAGTATGGAATCTATAGTGATAAGAGTGAAAATTACTCTATTGAAGAAGGGGAAAAACGCTCTTGGGCTAATGAAATAGATTCTCATGCAAATAAGAAACTAGCAGAACAAGCAATTGAAACATTTAAAAATATAGAAAATAGTAGTACTAAACTAATTTTCTGGGAATATCTAGAGTCAAGGGATGAAGATCATATAATGATAGAAAATATGTCTGAGAGAGAACTTAAGAGGGTATTCCTAGAGGAAGGTCTATATGGTCTGCAAACATACGAGTTCTTAAGTTTTTCATTTATTGATGATAATGGAACAGATGTATTCGGTAAATTTGATGTAGGTAATTTAGGAGTCCGAAATGACAACTATAAAATTATTGTAATTCAAGGCTTTAATATTGTTGACTTGATAAGAACTAAGTATAAAGATCAACTCAAAGAATTTGATTATATGAAACAATTAAGAATTAAAGAGTATAATAATAAGGTAGCTACAAGTAGAATATTATTAACGCTTATGACACTAATAGCATCTATATTCTTTATATCCATTGTTAATATATATAATGGAATAATAACTGGAATGGATATTACAGATGAGAAGAATAATATCAACTGAAAGTTTATAGACCCTCAGCTAAAAGAGAAGGGAGCATAATAATGAGTAATGAGACCTATATGATAATTACTCAAGATATTATTATTGCTTATCTTGTAAATTTTTTAAATGTTGTAATTCCTGTAATGTTAGGAGCATATGCTAAGGAATTATATCACATAACTAAAAAGGAATATAAGAGAATTAATATACAACGTATTATAATATCTGGGGTAGTTCCAGCATTTGGTCTCTCTGCATTTTTTGATAAGATACTATCTAAAGTCAGCTATGGCACACTAATATTTCTGTGCGTAGTAGGTGGGATGGTAGGGATGCAATTATTTGAAGAAATGTCAACTTTAGAAGGTATCCGACAATTAATGAGAGATATAAATGATTTTAAAGATTTTCGAGGTAAAAAATAATTAAGTAATATAAAAACAGATAACCTAAGGGTTATCTGTTAATTATTTTATCTGAGTGTAATAAATCTTTAGGTGTTATATTACCAGTTCTATATTCAGGAACTATATCAATGCCTAAATCAATATAGATATTATCTAACATTTCAGAACATATGAATTCATTCTTATTATTCAAGACTATATCTATATTAAATAGTATTCTAAGCCAAAAACCTAGTGTTAGTTGTATATAATCATAATCTATACCTACAGTCTTTATTATAGCTTTTCTTAAATTGCCTAAGTCATAGTTTCCTTCTTCAAATTTCTTTACATAGTATACTTCATAGTCATCTTCATCATACTTGTCTAATCGTCTTATAACAATATCATCATATGTAGTCTCAGCAATTAATCTATCTTCAGCATCATATACAATTGCAACATGACTAAATTCAGTTCCTAGAATCTTAGTTATAATCCATGAATACCACTTAGTAGGTCTAACGAATATAAGGTCACCATCTTTGATTTTTTTCATAAGTTATCACCCTTCATATATTTTAATTAATTATATGTTGAAATTTAGCATAACCATTACAGTTATGCTAAACATATCTTATAAATTATACTTATCTTTTAACTTAAAATACTCAATTCTCTCAGTCATTATAGATTGCTTTAATCCATAGATATAGTCAAGTACATTAACTCCACGCCCATCAGGGAACTCAGCATTTTCTAAATCAAATGTATGAAGTTGCGACTGTAAAGCCTTTAATTTATTATAATTAGCTAATTCATTCTCAGATAATGTAATATTATTATTAGCTATCATATTATCCATCATTGTAATACTCATGTCTAATACTAAATCAAACATATACTCTAATGAAGCCATTAAGTGTTCTTGTTTTTGAGTTCCACTAACACGTTCAAGTAAATCTTCTTTAGTAACCTCTGGATTATTTTTACGACCAGATTGAATCATATCTTACACCTCCTAGTAACCAACACAATATCCTCTAATAGATTTATACTCACTCGTAGTATTTACAAATTTAATATATACATCATATTTTGAACTTGCATAATCTACTACACCATCCACAAATTTAGTACCATTTATATAAATATCAATACCTTCATCAGCATCAAATTCAACTAATTTAAACTTAGTAGTACCTTCCTCAAGTGCTATATTTACAGTCCTAGCTTCTCCATTTGGTAATAATTCAAGAATACCCCTACCTGTATTTGCTGAATGACTATCGTCATTTATATTGATATCTTCTTCATCCATAAAGTAATCTGCAACCACATAATCGATATCTATTTCGTCATTAAGTACACTATCTAACTTAGATAATAGTACTTCGTTAAGATCAAACTGTATGGGTTCTTCGTTTAAGCTAATTTCTTTGGTTACTATATTGTCAACCATTTTAGGTGTATATTTCTCAAATTCAGTAGGGACTTGTTTATTTTTAATATCTATATGTTCTATATTCTCCCAATACAACATATTTCCACTATCATCTTTCTCATGGACTTCAAATACAATCCTCTCATTTTCATTTCCAAGTGCATCATACCTATTAATTGTTTCTAAATATTCACCAGTAGGAACATCACTCTCATCATACTGCATTTCATTATAGAGAATATTTCCCTCAAAGTCAGTCTTATTTACAATTTCTATAACCTTTTCATTGGTATTACCACTATCATCAAACTTATTAGTGACTCTCTCACGAGCTATATATTTTACCTCAAATTGCTTATCTTCAAACTCTACAGGTACTTTATCTTTTAATACTTCTTCTACATAAGGGTTACCATATTCATCATGAGTCTTATTCTCATAAGTTATAGCATATTCAGGTTGACTATATACTATGTCACCCTCTTGAGTTGTCTTTACTACTTTCATTGTTACTTTTTCATTTCTATTATTGAGCTTGTCAAATTCCTTCGTATCCTCAACGATAGTCTCATCATATGTGGTAATGTCTTTATAATATAAATACTCACCACTAGAGTTAGTATTATGGACATCTATCAGTTTTGTTTCACCAGTATTTGTATTTATTACAACTGCTTCTTTATGTGTAACGGGTTCATCAGTGATTTCAGTTGTAGTAACAGTTTCTATGGATGGGTTAGAATATAATGTGTTGTGGTATAATTGGTTACCTTCATCATCCTTCTTATCAACAACTACAATTACCTTTTCATTTTCATTACCATATTTATCGAATTGTTGAGTTGTATTAGAATAGCCTAATATTCTTTCTATCTTAACTTTATTAACTATCTCTTTAAGATATATTAATTCACCATTCTCATTTCTATCTTGAATTTTAGGTCTATCTTCATTGATTGTTTCTACTTCTTTAGTAATATTTATAGAATCATCAATATCTATATCGTATTCAAATGGTGTTGCAGGACGGTTAAGCCCCACAACGTTATTTGAGATTTTATTTATTAATACTTTCATTATTAATCACACTCCTTAATAAGAGGTCTTCCTTGAAGTCTAAAGTAGTTATAAACCTCGTCTTTTCCATTAGATAATCCATTGAAAGAACTATCATTAAGATAACTTATAGTCTTTAAATATAATTCATCTTCAATACTAACTAGACAATAGAAAATAAATACTGTATTTTGATTTATATTCATATTCTCATAGTAAAGAGTCGGAACTACACCATTCTTTAAGAAGTCACCATAATATTTATTATCAGTTCCCTGATGTTCACTAACAAACCTCACAGGCTTAATAGTCATATTATCTGTTATACTATAAGAATTTACCACGTTATTGTATTCTAATGGTTTATTATCATAGTCTGACATATTAAATTTTTTAAACTTATTAAACAGTGCTAGATTAAAGTTATTTAAAATAGTCTTATATTTATAATCATAATCAGGGTTATCTAAATTAGGCAATCCACCAGTACCTGAGTTTGTCACTACTGCATTTGAATAATCTAAGAAAATACCTCGTTCCCCTTCTACTCTAACTTTTTCTAGGTCTGTAAAGCTAAATTCATCCTGACCTTCATCATTCATTCCCCATATAACTACTCTAGAATTATTATCAACACTTCCTATATTCAATCTTGTAACGTTACGAGTTTCATTTCTAACAAATAAAATACCACCATTAGTATCGATTCTAGAATTTTCATTCTTAGGAGCTAAAATAGTGTAGTTATTATTTGTATATAATCTACTATCTATTTCAATACTAATACTTACATAATCAGTATATATAGTGGATAAAAATGAACCATCCGTCTGAGGGGAATGTGCTAGTAAATGAACCATACCATTATCATCAATTAACTCATCTATATCATTTAATACTAATATATCTATTTCAGTATTATAGTTATTTTCATGTGAATAAGTATCTGTTGACCATTCACCATTTCTAGAATATCTTAGAGTGCATTTATCGATATCATTATAATGACCATAGCCTTTCCACATAAAATTAATATTTATAACATTATTTCTTATCCATTGAAGTTTATCTATTGAATTAATAGTACCATACTTACTTTCAACTAGTCTAATTATATCGAACTCAAATATATGTTGACCATAACTAGAGTCTAATAGTGAATCAGATAATGATAGAGTATTATTTTCTTTAGCTATGTTATTGTAATTATATTGATTGAACTCATCAGTATATAAATGCGGTGATAATATACTTTGGTTGTATCTCATAGCTTTATGAGGACACTCACTCAAATCAGACACAATCTTTCTATTAAAGTCATCAGATACAATTATCGAATCCTTTTTAACTAATTCAATTCCATTATATTCTCCACTTACTACATCATTAAATACAGGAATTTGCCCTCTACCTGATTTAATAGTTAGTGAGTATTGAACTTCTAAGTCTTCATCAACTATGTTATCCAATTCTGTATCCATTATAGTAAATTTAATCTTACTTGTGCCTATACCACTCCACATTCCAGTTAACTCAACTAAATTATCATTACTATCTTTAAATTTGATAACTGGTATATCTGAGTTGGATATTTTATCTATAATTGTATACTGAGATATATTAGATGACTTCTTAGGAATTGATATAGTAATTACATTCTCATCAGTAATATCTGTAATAGTGTAAGGACCATCTAAATTTTCATATGGCTCATGAATTTTAGTGAATGTAATTTCATCACCAATATTTACCTTACTATGACTATTAATTACTAATTTACTTGGATCTGATGTATAATCTGATGATATTTCACCATCCGCATAGCTTATAACTTTAGCAATAGCTGAATCTGAATTAATCACACCAGAAATAATATCCTTATCATTCTTAGCACTCACTTCAATTGAGTCTCCATTGGACCATATACCCTCTTGCGATTGTGTTACATTTACATAATTGACATTAGTTCCATCAGAACTTACTATATCTGTTGTATATTGTGTAGATATAGGATCTGAGAATATTTTTATTTGATTATCGAGTGCACATGATAAATCAGCATGACCATCAGTAAAGTCTTTAGGAAGCATTGGGAACTGTTCTCCTAAATCTCCATTAACAACTGATACATTAAATATAGTATTCTCTGAAGTATTCTCAATACTTATACCTGTTAAGGTTGAACTCGTATAATTTATATCTATTTCTTCTTTGACCATATTTCCATTAATGTATATAGTTCTCTTAACGCCATCAACTACAAGACGAATATGATATACACCTTTCTTAACATCAATGCCATTTCCTGTAAAGTATCTATCATTAATACCTATTGAGAATTTAACATCCCCTTCAGTTCTAATTAAGAAATAATCTTCAATATCTATATTATTAATATCAATCATGCATTCCATTGTTAATAATCCTGCATCTAATTCTTCAGAGAAATTATAAACAAGTCTTTCATCTACAACTAAACCATTTCCAATAGGTGAATAGTTATTTGAGTGTTTACCTAGTGTAATAGGTTCTCCTCCCACCTCTGCAGTTACGTCATCTTTATAGCTAGCAAAGAATACAGAATTAGGATAACTTTGAGCATCTTCCATTCCGATGTAAACTTTTTTTAGCTTATGAGGTTGTTTAGTCATTAACTCTCCTCTAACTAATCTATCAAAGTTCTTATCTAACAATCTTCTATAATCAGGTGCATTTAAGGTAACTTTATGTCTTAAATCAGTTATGTCATCTTTGTAAATAATATTTGAATATTTACCATCAGGTCTTCTAGTCTTGATAGTGCATTCATATACATCAACAGTCACACGATCGTCAACTAGAGCCATCATATTATTTAAAGTTGCATTAATATCTGTAATTGTTATAATAGTATCGTTATTTAAACTCAATTTGTCACCAATGCTTAGTGTATCTATATTTCCACCAATTAAGTTGAATTTACCTACTTCTTTTATATTTAATTCTTTAACTGGTGTAATCATCCAACCGCTATTAAAGTTAGCAGAGCCATTAGAATTATCCACAGTATAATTACCCTTATTTCTTCTTTTAACTCTTAGTAATGGGATTGCAAATACTTTATTATCGTAACTCAGGTCATCACCATTAGCTACAAATAATCCTTTATCATTAGGGTCTATATTGAAATTTACATTACTTTCCATTTCTAACATACCTCTAGCAAATATATTATTCGTGTCTAATATATTCTTATCTGGATGTACATTATTAGCAACTCTTATAGACCATCTCCATACATTATTATCTTTATTTTGAACTTCACGACCTTCAATAACCATATCTTCTGTCTGTCTCCATACTTCTAAGAATATTAAATCTTCTCTAACACCCTTATCACCAGTAGCGGATATAAAGTCTTTAGTTGGAGGTTCATTTAGATAGACATCTAACCAATCATTATCAGTACCTTCAACCCTAATTATATTTCCGTTAATATTTACTTCAAATTCTTTTAAACTTATTTTGTTTATACTCTCATTATCTACATATAATGCACCATCTTTAGCACTCTCTTTATTATCTGTAATGCTATTATGCTGAAGAACACCACTATGAATCATTTGAGTTATAACATTAGCACGAGAAGCTTCTTGAAGCTCCTGTACATTTCTAACATAGTCATTCTCTGCAAATACATTACTTACACTTTTTTTATCAAGTTGTTCCATACCTATTGGCATTTTATTACCACCTTTCTATATCTGAATGTTGATTACATTTTAATTGAAGAAACAGTTTATATCTATGTACTTCCTATTAATTTAATGTTAAAATTTAAATAATAAGTAAAGGATAACCTTTACTTATTATATTATGTTAACCACTTGTATCAATCCATATATCACTGGTTGATGGTGATGATGAAGATACTGCTGTTTTAGGTTGATTTCCTGCGTGCCAAACGGTATTGCCATTAATTTTATAAGATGCATACGAAGTCCAATATGCTAACGAGTTATATATTTCACTGTTGTATATATATCATAGTTAACCTCCAACTATTTTATAGACTTATTTCATTTATTTCACCGTTTACATATGTTATTCCATCAGAACCCTCTATTACTTTCTCTGAACTTTCTGGATTTGTCATTTCATAATTAATCTTTACCTCTTCGCTACTTAATGATCTGTTGTATATTCTAATATCCTGTATTTTTCCATTAAACCAGTCACCTGACCTCGAGTAGTTAGTTCCGATATTTAAGCTATATGGATTAACAATACCAGTAATAGAATGATGACTAGTATCTTCAGCACCATTCACGTAAATACTAGTAGAACTTCCATTGTATGTTATTACTACATTGTTCCAACTATTAAGGTTATAAGTTAGTACTGTTGATAAGTACCCTGATGACTTAACCGTTGTATCAGTATAGAATTCCAATCTACTTGATGATTGTAAAGCTAGTATAAATCTGTTACTACCATTAGCCCAGAATATCCTTTCACCGTCTACACCAGATGTAGGGTAAAACCATATAGATACTGATTGTTGCGGACTAGTTTGTGTAACTGGTATACTAATGTAACTATCTACACCATTAAAACTATATGCTTTTTGACCTAGACCACTAGTAATTGTTGCACCGCTATTTGTGCCATCATTATCACTACCAGAATAATCAATGATATCACCATCTAGTTTCCACCAACCTATGAGACCGAATGTTACTCCAACTTCAGAGATTGAGTTATTATTTATTATACCATTCTCATATATATCCATCAGACCTCAACTCCCCATAGTATTTCCTCAACCATGTCTTCAGAGCCAGTCCAACATATGAATTGACATCTAGTTGCATCCCGTCCTGAACTAGTTCTATTATAACTTATGACGTGTCTTGCACCCCAACCAAACATTAAGTTGTCAGAGGGTTCTCCAAAGTCATCTGACGGACTAGCAAATCCTATACTAGTTGAACTTATAGCAAGTATATCAGTTTTTCCATAGTAAATATCATCAATATACATCTTTACTTGACCATTAAGTTTTTCACCATTAGTACCTGTTAATATATCCTCCATAGTCACACCATTTGGTAATACTAATTTAACAGTGCAAGGCATTATAAATTCACCATCTATACCGTCTGCGTGTGGATATACATAATTGGTCGGGTTACCATTTGAATCATATAGATTAATTTGCTTTACCCAAGTTACACTATCCATTTTAATAGCCGAATTATATATATTCATATCTTTATGAGATGCAAATACTCCTGACTCACTATAGGGTATTACTTTATTACTAGTAGTTGTAGCATGTAAACTATCATCTGACATATTTGTACCAAATAAATCATATTGTGGACCACCAAATTGCTTCCATGCTAATTTAATTATATTACTACTAGTGATTGCATGTGCATTTAGATTACCATTAGTGTCCATATTAACTTTTTCAGTGTATATATCCATTATATCATCATCTGATAGATTTGATGAATACATTTGGACTTCATAAATTGTTCCATCAAACCACCTAGACTCAGGATAATATGTTCCTAGTTTATCAAATATTAAGCTATCTAATTGTGTATCTGCAGTTATAGTGTTCTCAAGTATTCCATTTATATAAAGTTTATATACACCATTTCCGTCATAGGTATATGTAAGCATATATTTTACACCATTTTGAAGTACTGTAGTTCCTGTGTACCAACCTCTCTCTGGTATATCTTGATGTATCCAAATTCCTATTTTTTGTTCATATATACTTAACCAATTAGTATTAGAATCATAACTTCCAGAGGACATTATAGAGCGTATGTCTGATATATCTGATGGTTTTATCCATTCTATTACACTCCAAGAAGTATTAGATAACATTATTGTTTTATCTGATTTTATTAGATTATCTACTCCATTAAATTCATAATCACCTATCCCAACAGTATTTGAACCATTCCATTTTGGTGTTGTTGAAGGTACAATATATGAATTATTCCCCTGACCACTGCAGTCACTTATAACTCCATAGTCTCTTATATCTTCTATAAACTCTGTTGCATGATCCTTTTCTTCAAGTTGTATTTTTGTTACTTTAATATCAATACTATCAATATTAGAGTAGTAGTCTCCAGTTAATATATCTAATCTCAGTTTATCACTTGTGCCAGAATAGACTGCAGTTACTTCGCATCTAATATATCCACCAGTACCATCCAATATTACATAACTTTGTGGTTGTTCTGGTGCTGTTCCACCGTCAAACATCACTAGTCTTAGTGATGCAGTACCTACTACGTTATTCTTAAAGTATGCAGATAATGTAATGGGTTGATTTGCTGGTGTTGTACGAACTAGATTTTGATAAATGTAATAATAACTACCCGTATCAGGAACAGTCACTATTCCATGATTATATTTAATTGAGAAACTCCCAGTCCCATTTGTAGAGAGACTCCAATCAGATGTGTCTTCAAATAATGGATTGAATATTAGGTTCTGAGTTGGTTCTACAAAGTCATCGAATTTATAGTGTAATACTTTTGCTTTAGATAATTCCTTAACTTCTCTTTCACTTAGTGCGTGGTCATATATTTTTACATCATCCACTATAGCATCAACATAATTAATTGTATATCCCTTACCTATTGTTATATTACTACTAGATACTGAACCTATACATGTGCTATTTGCTCCTTCACTTAAATCCTTCTCACCATTAATATACCATTGTCTACTACCATCATCATATTTTACAATACACGAGTGATACCATTGTCCTACACTTAAATCACTAGAATTTATGCTGACATACGGAGATGCATTACCGTTGCCACCACCGCAGTAGAATCTTAAATGCCCAGGGGTTTCCAAGTTTATAGTAAACTCACCACCATATGCTTTATCTATTACAGTACATCTATTAGTAAGACCATTTATATAGATCCAAAATGATATAGACAATTCACCAACTATTTGTAAGTCTTCATGGTTTGGTACAGTAATATATCCATCCGACCTACCAGTTCCCAGCTTACTATTTGAGTATACTGTAGATGTTTCCACCCCATGATGCTTTAATAAACTATCTTCTGCATTTCCATCTAATTTATAATGTGCTACTAAACTCATTCTAGCCCCCTAAAATACTATATATTAACCGCTTGTATCTATCCATATATCATTAGTTGCTGGTGATGAAGGTGCTGATGATGCAACAGTAATCTTATATCCATTGACTTCATTATGTGAATGACTAGCATTAGCAAATGCACTTGCATGCTCTCCGTCTAAAGTATCTACATCTAATTTTTTACCAGATACTGTACTCTTTACTGAGTCTGACCCGTATGATGTGGCATATGAAATATTCAATGGATTATCCCATTCAGCATTATCATCACCATTGTAACCTATAATTAACTCCCTAACTGATATTACACTATAATCATATTGACCTGTATTAGTAACGTCACCAATATATATTACGCCATAATTAGATGGATCTCTAGCAAATCTAACTGTATCATTTGGTTTCATAGAACTAGTTGATTTAAAATATGCAAACGTGTTAATCCAAGTAGGAGATGCATATAAATAACCACCTAATGTAACAGTGAAACTTGTGTGGGTAGTATATTCATAGACATCGACTACCATACGCATCATAGAGTATGAAGACAATTTAGCTGGCAGTTTTATTCTTATAGCACCATTATTATTACTTACTGGATTATTGTATGTTCCACCTTTCGGGTTTATAAGTTTTCTAACTCCACCTACACGATTCCTAATATTCATATTACTCATATCATTAACTGTTAGATCTCCTGTCACTGTTCCCCCACTTGTTGGTAAGTAACTATGTGAGTGACTAGCATTAGCAAATGCACTAGCATGTTCTCCATCTATGGTGTCAACATCCAAACTATTACCAGAACCTTCGTTACCAACTGTTAACACACTTTTATTATTTACTCTAACATCCCCACCGTCATAGTTTAAATCTAATACACTATACGAACCATTATTTATAGTCTTTATGTCTGAACCATTTAGTCTTATATTCGCAGAGTTCGTTGGTCCTATCTGTAGGGGATGTTCAGTTGTGGTATTACCCACGCCCTGACTACTTGTAGTTTTTATAGTTCCACTTACACTCAAGGAGTTTATAACTTCTATATCTCTTGCACTAAGTAATCCTGTAACTTTTAGTATTCCATATGTTAAAGTGCTTCCTAGGCTTGCCATAAAACTATACCCTCCTTTATATTAACCACCAGTATCTACCCATATGTCATTTGTTGATGGACTTGATGGAGCCGATGTTCCTACTGTAACTTTAATACCATTTACCTCAGTATGTGAATGACTAGCATTAGCAAATGCACTAGCATGTTCTCCATCCAGAGTATCAGCATCTAATTTTTTTCCAGTTATAGTCCCCTTTATAGCATCTGTACCATATGATGTTGCATATGATATATTTAATGCATTATCCCATTGTGCGTTATCATCACCACTATGACCTATAATTAATTCTCTTACAGATATTACACTATAATCATATTGACCTGTAGCTCCTACATCACCAATGTATATAACACCATATCCCGCTGTATCAATTGCGAATCTAACTGCAGGAGTTACTTGCATAGAACTAGTTGATTCAAAGTATGCAAATTCATTAACCCAATTAAATGATGAGTATAAATACCCACCTAACGAAACAGTGAAACTAGACCCACCAGCGTAATCATATACATCAACTATCATACGTAACATAGAGCTATAATTCTCATGACCTGGTAAGTTTATCTTTATAGCCCCGTTTATATTACTTGATGTTAGGTTATAAGTACCGCCCTTAGGATTTAGAATCTTTCTAACTCCATTTTCCCATGTTCTTATATGTACATCACTCATCCCATTAACTGTTAAATCATTTGTTACAGTTCCTCCACTTAGTGGCACATAACTATGTGAATGACTAGCATTAGCAAATGCACTAGCATGTTCTCCATCTACAGTGTCTGCATCAATTCCATTACCTGAACCTTCATCACCAGTAGTGAGTATCCTTTGGTTGTTTGCTCTAACTTCCCCACCATTATAATTTAAATGTAATATACTATAAGCACCGTTATTTATTGCCTTTATATCAGAGCCAGTTATTCTTAAGTTAGCACCAGTTGTTGGTCCTATTTGTAAAGGATGTTCTGTTGATATATTATCTGCGGCTTGACCACTTATAATATTTATAGAACCACCTAACTTTAAGGAATTTACTACTTCCATATCCTTAGATTTTACCAATCCTGTAATTTTTAGTATCCCATAAACTATTGAACTTCCAAGAGATCCCATTATAAATTCACCTCATCTATTTGTCCTTTTATAAATACCTGTTTATCCTTATTCTGTATTATTTGTTCGTTAGAATTAGGGTCTGTCATCTTATAATTAATAGTTATTTCTTCTTCTGATAGTGCTCTCATCAAATTTGTAACACTTTCATAGTTTCCCATCAGCAACAGTTGGTGAGCCATCAACTATCCCATGATGCTTTAATAAACTATCCTCCACATTTCCATCTAATTTATAATGTGCTATTAATCTCATAATATAGACTCATATATATTAACCACTTGTATCTATCCATATATCATTAGTTGAAGGTGATGATGGTGCTGTTGTCCCTACTGTAAGGTGATGTCCATCTATTTTATCGCTATCAGCCGCCGAGTCGGAATATCGTGCCCTATCGACTCTAACCCCATAAGTACCTGATCCATTATACCCCATAAGAGTAGGATAACTAGCTTTCCAACTAGTGTTTGGATTTGTTTTATCACAGGTTGCTCCAGTTGGCGTTGTACCTGCGGATGCATCAAAAATAGTATGGTTATTATTATAGTTTCTCCATGCTAATTGACCAACCACAATGTCGTCACCATTATTAGTATACCAATTTGTTCTGTTAGATAGGTGATACCCATCTAATTTATCGCTATCAGCTGCCTTTCCAGATGTAGTTAGGTATGTACTATGACTATGACTAGAAACAGCAAACGCACTCGCATGTTCCCCGTCAACTGTATCAGCATCAATTCCCTTACCAGATCCCTCATCTGCAGTAGTTAGTACGTTATTTCCACCCACTGTCAAACTTTCTTCTATCTCCATTGCTTTAGCCTTTATTAATCTTGTCACTCTTAGTAGTCCATATACTATACTACTTCCAAAGTTAGACATTAAATATTCACCTCGCTTAATTCACCTTTAATGTAGAGAATGTTATTATCTTGTATTACTTTTTCTCCATTATTTGGATTAGTTATTCTATAATTAATTGAAATTTCTTTCTCTGATAGTACTCTATCATATATTCTAAAATCTTGTACTTTACCATTAAAGCTTTTAGCATATGGATATGATGCTCCTCCTGTAGATCTACCAATTGAACTAAAGCTAAAATATTCAGTATCTGGATTTGCCCCTCTTGACATATAACCAGTATGAAATAGATTACCATTTTGATACCATCTTACAGGTCTCTCTGATTCGTTATTAGCAAATACTATCGTAAAGTGACTCCATACTCCTTTAACATCATCTGGGAATGCTCCTGAACCAAAAGTATAACCATTCTGTAGAGCCGCCTCAGTTCTAAAGTTCTTACCGTCACTGTATATTTCTATATGTCTTATAGTACTACTCCCTCTAAATAATGACATTCTGTCAACTGCATTAGCATCTACCTTTATCCATATACTATAAGTACAACCACTTGGATAATTACTCGTACTAGTATTTGTTATTAATTCAGGGATTAGTATATTACCACCATATACTGTTCCATCACTAGTTCCACTCCCATCTAAATCATATGCTTGCTGTCCTAATCCACTTGTGATAGTAGCACCATCATTTGTTCCATCATTATTACCAAGAGAATAGTCATCAGTATTTCCGTCTAATTTCCACCAACCTACAAGACCATTTGTTATTCCAACCTCACTATATCCGTTACTATAATTCACACCAGATGATTTTAGCTCAATTATATTAAGTTCACCAGAAGATATAGGTCTATGTTCTCCACAACCTATGATTGCTTCAATAGGTAATTCATTTCCATTTACTACTTCAAACCTCGGTCTATAATGCTTAACATATGTTCCATCCCCAATTTCACCATACTCATACATTGGATACTGTCTTACATATACAGATGAAGCATTACTCATCCAATTAAAGTTTCTACCTACATTAAAGTAGGTTCCATCAGTATAGTAACCTTTACCGCTAGTTGGATTACCAGTTGTTCCATATGGGTATATAAAGAACTCCCATAATACCCATTTACCTAAGTAATTTGTATCACCCATTGATGGGGCAGTAAAATATGGATTTGTATTAGCAGTTGTTGTGTTTACGTTACAGACACTGTCTGACATACCAACATAATTTCTTTGATTACTAGATGAGCTTGGCTCTTCGTGACAGTATATCCACTGTGTAAATCTATATGTTCTATTTGGATTTATTGTAAATCTATAATATGTTGTTGGGTGAGCATATTGTTGATAATGTAATGAGTTCGATTCAAATTTTATCATAGTATCAACTTCGTCGATAGGGTTTATGAAATCATCTATAATATTAGTATAATTTGAATTTGCATTTATATCCATGCTTCCAGAGAGCATAGGATGTGTAAAGGATTTACTTGCTGTATAACTTCCTTTCTCCCATACCTCATATCTTATTAGATTATTATATTCATCAATACCACTTTCATCGAAAGTTTGTGCATTAAAGTCTCCTGATATATCTATATTAAGTCTTTGTTTATATAAATCATTAATATCATCTTGGGATAAAACAGTTGCATATATCCTTATGTCCTGTATGCATGCCATAACCCCATAGTTGGCATAATCACGAGCTATTCTACCAATTGATATCCCTGTATCTATATTTGCAGATACATTACCATCCCTTATTGTATTTAAGGTTGCTTTATTTCCATTAATATAAATATCTAATGATGTTGACTTGAATTGCCCCTCATCTCTTTTTACCCATACTATATGAGTCCATTCATTTAATGGTATAATTTCTGAAGTATAGTATGTAGTACTTCCCCATTCATCAAAACCTACCCTATCTGTGGCATAACTTTGATAAGATGATATAGCATTATTCCTACTCCCTATCCCCCATAGTCCTGCGGCTTGCCAAGTGCCAGTTCTTTTAAACCATCCAGAAACAGTGAAAATAGGATTCGTTCCAATATTAAAGTCAGGATTAGATATATTTTCATTATCAGATTCAAAATTATAAGCACCATTTCCAATCTTACTATCCTCAGTCCATTCTGGTGTAGTTGCTAAATTCACTACCCCATCATTACCTTGTCCACTATTATCGTTTATAATTCCATAATCTCTCGTTCCCACTACAAACTCAGTAGAGTAATCTTTAGTTTCAAATTGTATTTTCTTTACATATGATGTTCCTGCATCAATAGTACTAGGCATGTGATAAAATGATACAATCACATCTGTCGAGGGATTTCCATCACCTAATAAATAACTATCATCCCTTGTTAGGGTTCTTTCATATTTCTCATAATCCAATGATGTACTACTTATCTGTGTGCTAGCACCCCAACTATCGCCAGGATTTCGGGTGTAAATATACATAGTAACTCGTCCACCAGCATCTTTTCTAACTTTATCTATTTTCATTAGAGCACTTAAAGTTACACTTTCTCCGTCAGCAACTCCTAATTCACTCCATGTCCATGATTGAGATAAAAATCCATATCCTGTACCTGAATAAGCATAACCATCTTCTCTTGGACTACTCATCCAATTCTTAGTAGGCTCTACAAATTCATCAAATTTATAATGCAATACCTTAGCCCTAGACAATTCTTTTACTTCTCTTTCAGTTAATGTATGGTCATAAATTCTAACATCATTAAGTTGTCCATAAAACTCATAATTATTAAGGTAAGAGCCTGCCCATTGTCCAATTAATATTGGATAATCTGTAAAATATGGAGTCTTACTTAATATTATTGAATTATCCAGTATTCCATTTATATATACTTTCATATTATTACTATTATAATTATAAGTGAAAGCTACATGTGACCATTCATTTAAAGGTGTTGTACCAATAGAATTTATTCCATAACTCCGTGTTCCATCTGTATAACCTCCGTCTATGTGAATCTTTTTATCACTTCTACGTGACATAGTAAAGTTAGAAGGAGCACCATGATTATGATTAGATATTAGTCCACCTATTCCAACATCAGATGTAGGATATATCCATATAGCAAAGGATACATCTCCCCTTAAAGTCTGATTTGAGGAGGTTCGTATATAAGTGTTATCTGCAAAGTTATATGATTGTCCTATCTTACCATTACTTGAGATAGTTACTCCACTTGTTGTAACTTCTATATTATTCCCACTATAATCATTTATGTTCCCAGTTAATGGAAAGTGTGCAATTAAACTCATTTTAACCTCCTAAAATATTATTTATGAAAATTCTATTCTTCATTAATTAGTTCATTTAAAGTAGTCATACTCCCTTTAAGTTCAATCATCTCTTGATTTACTTTTTTTGCTTCTTCATCTAACTGTTGTAGTTGTTTATATAAATTAGTATATCTTTCTTCAACTTCTTTCAACTTATTCTTTAGTATTTTATCATCCATTTTTATCCCCTTTATATTCTTAACCAATATCTATCCAGATATCATTAGTTTGTGGTGAAGATGGTGCTGATGTACTTACTGTAACCTCAGGTTGCTTATTAGTACCAACGTAATATCTATTTCCGCTTTTAACCCACATTCCATCAGTACCAATTGCTCCTGCTCCTACACCATTAGTACACCACACCATTTGGTGTCCTCCTGCCATAGTTCCGCCAGTTGGATTATTAGTATGCTTATATGCTAAGCCATATAGATTACCAAATGTTGCACCACTGTCATCAACCCTATATGATGTTCCCATAGACCATATATGGTGTATATCATAGGAACTATAACTTCCATATATACCTGCATCACAATTTGATGTAGAACCACCTGTAGATATCGCACCAGATATGTTATCATCTGAATCACTTCGTACAAAACTACCAGAACTTAATCCATCTAGCTTATCAGAGTCATTCATTTTACCCAGTGAAGTTCTTAATGATGCAAGGGAAGTTGGTCGAACGTAATTGTTATTACCATTACCTGTTTCTACTTGTGTCATTATATAATTAGGCGATGTATTATTTGTTGTATACGTTGGTCTCAGTAGTCTAACTTCTAAGTCTCCAGAACCATCTCTTAGTGCAATTGTACTACCTACACTATCAGTAGATAAACCATAACCATCTACTTTATCAGCATCAAGTCCACTACCAGAACCATCGTTTCCAGCATGCCATATTTTATTATTATTTATAAATAATTCTCCACCGTTAGTTCCATCTGTATGAAGTCTAGCATCATAGTCATTCTCATTTTCAGAATGATGAAAATCTAGATATCTACCTACTTCCATTACTCCATCAGACTTTACTGCCGCAATGTAAGGATATGAAAGACCTCCTGAACTAGGTGCAACTAGGGCGGGTGCAATACTTTCTATATTTCCTGTATGGATTGCTAGGAATCCGCCTATCCTAGTACCTCCACGTAATCTATCACTCATGTATTATAACACCTCCCCAGTGTGTAATCCATTTGTTTTTATACCATCATTACTCATATTAGTTAATTCATTGGTTTCTGGTAATGTTCTTACATATATCTGTAATGACTGCCACTCTCTAGGTGTTAATTCATATTCACCAGATTCTCTAAAGTCGTTAGCTTCAGCATGTGAATTTTCAAAATAATCATTGTCTCCATAGAATGTAAACCAATCATTCTTAATAACACTAGAGGGTGTCGCCCCCATATACATACTTGGATTTGTTATTCCACCTACATATATTGGTGAATCAAATCTACGCCAACTATTCCCGTAACCCCAGAATAATGTATTGTTGGATGTAAAACCAACATCTTGAACTTCATCAAGTCCATGAAATTTAATTTGAGGGTAACTCCCATCACTCTGTGTGAATAACCAGTGTATATAAAATTTTATATTCTCTTTTAGTATGGCACGTTCAGTAGTAGTGGCTATAGTGTATATATCTCTTGCATACTTATGAACTAACATCATTTGGTCAAATTCTACATTCCACCTATTAAAATTTTCATATTCCGCATCAAATGTATTTGAAGCCATTTCAGTTGCTATTCCATCATATACTAATGTCCATTCAGTGGGTCTAGTTTCTATACTACTTACTTTAACCACACCATTATTATTTATATTGAAATTTTGATATAATAGTTTTTCAACTTCTAAGTCATTAAGCTTTCTATCATATATTGATATATTTTTAAATATACCACCCCAATATCCATTAATTATTAATTTATCAAAGTTTAAGTTAGATAAACCCACATCAGTTGATGGATCTCTAGGAATACTCCATGTGGTATCTTGTCCATCCTGACTCACAGCTCTTAGAACACCAGTGTTACCAGTCTTAGTAAATACAAATTTACAAGGAATATTGGGTAAAGATCTGAATTCCTCATGAACATTATGACTACTTCCATCAAATGCGTTACCATCAAAATATGGTGCGTTGTTATAATTCCTAAAGACTAAGTTTGGACTAGTTGAACTCTCTATATAGAACATCTGTTGTCCATTAGTTATATTATCTGAGTCTGAGTTAGGTATAAAGTCAAAACTAAAGCTAAAATCCCCATCACCCATATCTACATCTATCTTGAATTCCGAATTTACCTTATTCTGATTACTAAACCATGTTGCATGATCTAATTTCTGAGTTTGTGGCATGACAACATCTATCGTTCTAACATTTGAGTCCTTGGAATATAAATACATTTTATATGTACTTATGAACTCTGTCATTCCTACATCTGCAGGTTTAAATGTATGAGTATATAGTTTCCATTCATCACTGTTTATAGTTATGACATTTGATGAATCGACTCTAGAACCTGAACTATTAATCCCTTGCACATTTAGGTTTACATCAACATCTCCAGGGTCATTAGTTTTAGCCCAAACACTCTGGGTGTAATATGAATTGGGATCTATAGTACTATAACCCTCATATGTAGGTCTAATTAAAGTCCCTCTATAATCTCCACTACTGACTACACGTCTCATACCTTTAATACCAAACTCAGTATCTATAATACTATGATTCACATATCCATTATTAGGGTCATTGCTAAGAATCCATGAAGAAGGGTCAGTACCATTAGTAACCATATTAAAACCACCACGGTCTATAGGTAATCCCTTAAATTGTGTTTGTGTTGGTAATATGCATGATGTATGAGCTTCATTATTAGCAACGTTACTTAATACCTCAGTTATTGCATTCCCTTCACCTGAACCTACAAAACCAACACAAATATATGACTTTCTGGATGTCCATTCCAGCTTATCTGAAGAACCACCACAATATTTTATAGCACTAGCCATTCCACTTGTATATTTCTCAGGTGCATGACTACCACCAATTATAACAACATGATGTGATTCTAAATCATTTATAGTGTTTACAAATGCTTGTGCTTCTGCTGTTGTATCAGCATACACGTCAAAGCAGACTAATTTACTACTTAGTATTTTATTAGCACCATAATGATTAAACTCAGTATTAGAAAGAAATCTACAGGCTTTACTATCCCATACCATTAAATTCCAGTCTCTATCAAAATTCTCTACCCTACTACCACCAATCCATACACCATCTTTAGTTTCTTGAGTGTAAGGTTGTGTCCATATATCTATTTCATGCTGAATTAGGAATGGGCTAAATGAACTAACTCTAGGATTTCTAGATATACCATCTAATAATCTTCCACCATTTTCTCGTTTAACTATATTTATATCTGGTATATACTCCTGCTCATTAAATATCACTCTATCTATTTTACCATCAATAATTATATATGTTTTATAAGGAGTACTTAAGTGACCTACAGTATACCACTTATTTAACTCTAATTTTTGAATAGATGCATGATATCCATTGCTTATTTTAGCATACTCATAAACACTCACTTTTCCACTACTGTCAACAGACAAATACACATTTGATATACCTTGTGTTTCAGGACCACTAGCCCATAGAAAACTATATCTTTCACTAGGGTATGAATTTAAGTACACTTCACTCTCTAGGTATATAGTATCCATTAAACCTGTTTTAAAGGTACTCCTTTCAGTCTCTGGAAAGTCACCATCCCATGAAAATACATCACCACAGTTAATAGAGTTTGCATTAATATCCAATGGAAGATGCATCACTAGACCATCATCTATAGATGAACTTCTTGTATCTATGGATTCCTTGACATCTAGTTCTCCATTATTAGTTATTCTAGCTAATTCTTCCATAATTCACCTCTTAAATTTTATCCGTTAAAAAATCCTAAACTACCGTCTGCATTTTCTTTTATAGTCCAACTACCAGTACCAAATCCACCGTCAGCACTCAATTTACCAGTAGTTGATTCATCCCCCGTATTATTTAAAAATCTACCATCTGCTTCGGTTTCTGTATAGTATTGAGAGTTATGTGTGTGACTATCATTAGCCACCGTTACAGTCAATGTACCACCTGCTAAATCAGTCAATGTAAGACTACCTGATGCATCTCCACCTAATGTTATAGTTGGATCTGGTTTATTAGTTGCATTATTCCAATCTCTATAATAAGAACCATGTTGACCGTCTAATAAATCACTATCATCTGCAGTAGCATTAATTCCCAAGTACTCAGTATCATGATTATGTGCTGTTGAACTTTTACCATTTAATGCAGTCTGTAAACCATCAACATTAGCAATCGTATGATTATGACTATCATCCGCAACAGTTGCAGTTAATGTACCACTTGCTAGATTAGTTAATGTTATATTACCTGACAAGTCACCACCTAAGGTTATAGTTGGGTCGGGTTTATTAGTAGCATTATTCCAGTCTAAATAATGAGAACCATGTTGCCCGTCTAGTAGATCAGCATCTAGTCCACTAGCAGAACCATCAACATTCTTTAATCCAGTAAGTATATCACTGTCTGCCATTGTTGCATTATCTATATTAGTTTGCAATGTGTTTAGTTCAGTCTGTAGACCGTCAATATTACCAATAATATGATTATGACTATCATCAGATACCGTAGCAGTTAATGTACCACCTGCTAGGTTTGTTAATGTTATATTACCTGACAAGTCCCCACCCAATGTTATAGTTGGATCTGGTTTATTAGTTGCATACGTCCAGTCTCTATAGTAAGAACCATGTTGACCGTCTAATAAGTCAGCATCTAATCCACTAGTAGAACCATCAACATTCTTTAATCCATTCAATATGTCACTATCTGCCATTGTTGCATTATCTATATTGGTCTGCAATGTATTTAACTCTGTTTGTAAACCATCAACATTACTTATAATATGATTATGGCTATCATCCCCTACAACGCCAGTTATAGTTACATTACTAGTACCATCAAATGATACACTACCAGATATATCACCGTCTAATGATATAGTCCTAGCAGTATTTAATCTAGTAGCAGATACAGCATTATCATTAGCTCCTAAGAATGCACTAGCATGCTGACCGTCTAATAAGTCAGCATCTAATCCACTACCAGAACCATCTACTTTTTTTACTTCCGTTAATATAGCATTTGAACCTATTTGTGATGCAGTTACAGAATGTGGATTATCTACTCTCTCAGGATGATTTTTTATATAATCTTCAAGATTATTTATACCACCAAGTTTTAATCTACCCGTAACAATTAGCTCACCATATGTTATCGTTGATCCTAATTTTGCCATTATATATTCACCTCACTTAATTCGCCTTTAGTATAGACTTGTCCGTCTAATGTCTCAATGTAGTTATCATTAGAATCTTTTCTACCTAAATCATAATTTATCTTTACTTCATTATCTGTTAATGCTCTATTGTATATTCTAACATCTTGAAATGAACCATCCCAATTATACGAATCACCGCTCACAGTTCCCGCTCCAACTAATAAATTTGAATTTAATGGGGGTGAATATGATGTTGTATTACCTGAAATAATATTACCATCCCATATTCCAAAACAGTTAACTCCATCAAATACTTGCCCCACCATATGCCAGTTAGTATCATTCCAATCTATAGTGCAGTCTCTATATTCATTTTCACAATGAACTCTAAGCATATCATTTCTCGCCCATAGACCTGGATTCCATGTTGTACCTGAACCGAGAATTAAGTTATTTCTACCTGTCCCTATTAGTGTATTTGCTCTAACCCAAAATATAATAGTGTACTGCTCGCTTGGATTTGGAGTAAATGGTAAAGTTATACTATCATTGCTTCCATCGAAGTAATAAGCCTTTTGACCTAACCCGCTAGTAATAGTTGCACCATTATTTATACCATCATTTCCCTTTCCACTATAATCTAGTGTATCTCCATCTAGTTTCCAGTAACCTACTAATCCATCTGTTACACCTATTTCATTAGATGCTTCTGTTCCCTTAATTCCATTAGGGGTTAATACGTTTTCCCCGTATACAAATCCGTCTAATAACATTGGATCTTCTCTATAATCTTTAGTAAATGGGGTAGGATAATTCCTTTCCTCTAGTTGTATTGCACACCAGCTTAATTCTACTGGAAGGTTGTCATCTGTATACATTATACTTCGAATATAATAGTCTCCATGATCTGTACTATTTGTTGTAAAAGTATAACTATATCTAGACCACTCAGTTGTAATAGTTTGTCCACTCATTGTTATATAATAATTGTCACTCAATCTATTTAAGGATATCCAATATTCATTAACCAACAATTCTCTACTTGCTTTTGAATATACACTAATTGTATATGTTGTATTCGACTTTATATAGATGGGTCCATTTTCATTTTTATATGAACCACCTGAACCACCAACCGTTTTTATCATTTTTCTATAAGGCATGTTCATGTAGCCACCACTCTCTAAGTAAGTGACCTCAGCATAGTCTCCACCCCAATTAAAAGTAGAATAGACATTTCCATATATTTTATCTGAATAAAGAGGATGCTTCACTAAATTAACTGCAAATTCTACATTTTCTACTAATGTATGTGAGTTATAATTACCCTCACTATCCATAGTGGCTATCTGTTGGTACATTGAAGATATATCGTCTTGAGATAATGCACTTGTGTATAACCTAGTATCTGTCTGAGTACCATTACCATACTCACTAGAATGATTTTGTATTCTAAATTTAGTTTCTTCGATTAGTCTAGGTGTTGTAATACTACTATCAGTATTAACTAATACACCATTTATATATATTTTAATAGAATTCCCATCATACACATACGCTATAAATACCCAATCACCTATAACTAAAGGATTATTAACATCTACACTCTGAGTTCTAAATGAATTACCTGCATAAAAATATGGGTACCCAGATTGATCTATCTTACATGAAAAATCTTCTTGAAGTATTGCTGAAAAGAAATGTGTGTAATCACTAAATGAAGATGGCTTATACCATGTTACTAATGAAAAATCATTGTACCCTAACTTTATAGTATCCTTAGTCTCTATAAAGCTACTTGAGCCATCAAAATAATATGAACCACTTCCAAATAATGTATCATTGGTCCACTCAGGTGTAGTATCTATATTAACTATACCATCATTTCCTTGACCGCTACAATCACTTATAATTCCGTAATCTCTAATGCCATTTACGAATGGAGTTGCATGGTCTTTTACCTCTAATTGAATATCACTAACTTTAAAGTATGAACCTATTCGCTCAGGTGAATCAGCACTTGTAATATATAAATGTATAAATGTTATAGACTCACTAGTGTTATTAGTGTAAGTCCAACTAATTTTACTCATAGATTCCCTTGTTGCATATCCTGAACCAACTGAGATAGTAGTATTTGTATCATCAGTACTACCATATATATGAAGCCTTATACCACCAGATTTAATTTCAGTTGACTGTTCATGTAAGAAACACGATAGTGTCACTTTCTCTCCAACACCCACGGATACAGTTTTATTAAGATTTACATCACTACTTGATAAGGTTATATTATTATCACCAGATGCAATTCTTTCAACTCGAACAGCGTTATCGCTATCTAGACCTTCGCCCTCTAGTAATGTATATGATGTCCCAGCAAACGAATCACCAAAGCCAGATGGACGCCAATTAGTTAGTGTTGTCAGTGGGTTAGTTAATAGGTTCTCAGTAGGCTCTACAAAGTTATCAAACTTATAATGTAATATCTTAGCTTTAGATAACTCATTTATCTCATCAGAGGATATCATACTATCATATATTCTAACATCTTCTAATTTACCATTAAAGAGTTGTGAAGGTGCCAGACCCCCATCATACTCTTGACCTAATGTGAATGTGTCATCTATATTCACAGTAGTTAAATTACCCTCAACTAAATTAGTTTGTCTTCCGTCCACATATTGATAAATTCTGTTATTATCTATATCAACATTTATAGAAATATGATGCCATTCTCCATCATTATATAATGATGGTGTAGTAACATGACCCAGTGTGCCAGTATACAAATCTATTTTCCCATTAAGAATGCCAAATAATAAAGAGTTACCACCACTTGCAGTATTAAACGATACTGTATGTAGAGATAATGCCGTAGTAAAATTAATCCAATAACTTATGCCAAAGCTTCTACCAAATACTCTTTTAGATATATCATTAGCTATAATGTAATCATCAACACCATCGAATTTTATACATCTGTCTAATTTACCATCTTCCGTAACTGGATTACCTACTGCTTTACCATCGATATTAGATATATCATCTTTGACATACTTAGTATTAGAATAAAGAGTCACATTATAAATGTGACCCCAATCCGCACTACCCGTATTATGGTAAATTTCAACCTTATTCATATAGTCGTCTAACATCTCTGGTGGTACTTTCCATTCATTAGTTTCTGTTACACCATTTGTTCCACTAACTGCATCAACTAATAGTACACCATTTATCTTTATATCTATTGCATTCTCTAGGTCATTCTGATTTATGCTTAAATACGTATCATCTTTACATACATTAGGTACACCTGAAAATTTAAATTCAAATGATTGCCCTGATGTAATAATATACCAATCTCCGTCATACGACTCATTGAATTCCTCTACTGAATTTAATCTATATCTTGCTATCATACTCATTTATTATTTCACCTACCCCAAATATTTAAATCTAAGTGTATCAGTTGCACTATCATCAACCATTCTATAGTTACCTACATTATAACCATTATTTGCTACCATAGTTCCGTTTACTGTAACATTCTGTTCAGTAACTATATCTGTATCAGTTCTTATAAAGTTACTTGCATGTAAACCATCTAGTAAATCTGCATTAACTCCACTTCCAATACCATCAACAGACTTAAGTTTATTTAATACATCACTTGCAGTGTAAATACTACTATTAAGCTTAGCATCTAATGATGATTGTAAATTATCTATATTACCTATAGTATGATTGTGACTATCATCACTAACTGTTGCACTTAATGTCACATTAGAAGAACCATCAAATGATATTGAACCTGATAAATCTCCACCTAATGATATAGTTCTAGCAGTATTTAATTTAGATGCACTAACTGCGTTACTATTAGAGTCTAACTTACCGTCTAATGCAGTTTGTAAGCCGTCAACGTTACCTATGATATGGTTATGACTATCATCAGCAACTGTAGCTGTCAATGTTCCATTACCTAAATCAGTTAATGTAACACTACCACTTAAATCTCCACCTAAAGTAATTGTTGGATCTGGTTTATTATTAATATTAGTCCAGTCTATATTTATATTAGCCCAATCAGCATCTGCTTGAATTACCCAACTAGTTCCATCATGAATATATGAATCTCCTGTATCCTTTTCATATATCTTATCCCCTTCAGAACCAGTAGGTCTAGTATCTGTACTATTTATAACAAATGTATCAGGATTACCTAAATCTGGTATTAGTGATAAAGGTATTTTTGCACTATCATCTAATCCAGCATATCCATTAGCTATATTTTTATTTGTATTTAGTTCAAATACTGAAGCATGATTTCCATCTAAGTAATCAGCATCTAGCCCACTACCTGTGCCATCAACAGTTTTAATTTTAGATAATACATCACTTGCAGTATATACAGATGAATTCAATTTACTATCTAATGCATTTTGTAAACCATCAACATTACTTATAATGTGATTATGACTATCATCATTTACAGTTATTGTATAAGTACCACCTGTAAGGTTAGTCATTGTTATACTACCAGTTACATCACCGTCTAAAGTAAGTGTTGGATCTGGTTTATTAGTTGTATTAGTCCAATCTAAATAATATGCACTATTGTTATTATCTAATAACGTACTATTATCTGCAGTTGCATTTATACCCAAGAACTTATTATCTGATTCTATCTCTGTATAATATCTAGTATCATGTATATGACTATCATCGGCAACTGTTACATCAAAAGTTATATTTTCACTACCGTCAATATTAATAGAACTACTTATATCACTAGTAACACTTCCAGACACATCACCAGTTAAGTTTATATTTATTGGTGACTCTAGTTTAGTAGTAGTTGCAGAATTACCTGTGATACTAGAACTTATAGTATTTGGTAAATATACATCACTAATTGTTCCACTATTTATATTAGTAGCATTAAGATAATAACTTGGTAAATTATTACCTAGTAAATCACTATTATCTGAGGTTGCATTTATACCTAGAAACCTACTATCTGATTCAGTTTCAGTGTAGTATCTCGTATCATGTGTATGACTATCATCAGCAACTGTTATATCTAAAGTTACATCTTCATCACCATCTATATAGTTCATTCCACTAATATCACCTGATAATACACCTGATACATCTCCAGTGAGAGTTATAGCAAAAGGTGTCTCTAGTTTAGTAGTAGTTGCAGAGTTTCCAGTAATATCAGATGTTATACTACTTGGTAAATGGTCATTACTAATTGTTCCACTATTTATATTTGTTGCGTCAAGATAATAACTCGGTAAATTATTACCTAATAGCTCACTATCCGTTGCAGTTGCACTTAAACCCAGAAATCTATTATCAGATTCGGTTTCTGTATAGTATCTCGTATCATGTGTATGACTATCATTTAAAATATTTATGTCTAAAGTTACATTTTCACTACCGTCAATGATATTTAATCCACTAGTGTCACCAGTTATACTTCCCGTAACATCTCCACCTAAATTTAGATTAAATCCATTTTCTAATTTAGTAGTAGTTGCAGAGTTACCAGTAATATCAGAAGTTATAGTATCTGGTAAGTGGGTATCAGGTATTGTACCACTATTTATATTAGTAGCATTAGTATAGAATGAACCTTCTTCTCCGTCTAATAAATCACTATCTATACCGCTACCTACTCCATCTACAATTTTCAGTTTACCTAGTATATTTGATGGAGAATTTACTTCACTTATTGATTGCACTAGATTAGCCTTATTAGTTGTATTTAGGTTAGTTAGTGTTCCTATATTACTAGTATTTGAATCCACATCAGAACTTAAAGTGGTGAAATTGTTATTCTGTAATAAGTTTAAACTTAATGTTACAGTTCCATCACCGTTTTCCAAATAATTTATATCATTAGCTACTGGTAGATATGTATTTCTTATGGTTTCTTTTATTTGTTCTTCAGTGTTATGAATATCTGTATTATTTTTATGTGTATCGTATTCATTATGAATTTCATTTATTGAGCTTGTTATATCTGTTGCTACAGTATTTAACTCCATATTACCTATTTTAATATCATTATCCTCAATGGATGATGCATTTGTGTTAATTTTAGTCATGTTAGTAGATATATCATCATTATTACCAGTGATTTCTAATAAGTTAGATGCAATATTATCTTTATTAATATTTATCTCTGTTAAGTTATTAGATATATCCGTATCATTACTATTTATAGAATTTAAGTTACTAGTTATTAAGTCTGTAACATCAACCTTAAAATCTTGGTGTCCTAACAATTCAAGTATCAAATCCGAAAGATCTATTTGTTCAGCTTTTAATGGCATTTTATACCCCTTTCTTATAGTTGTCTTAGTTAATAAATTGTTAGAATAGATAGAAATTAAAACAACATTGAAAAATCAATGTTGTTTTAATATAAGTTGTTATTCATAGTATACTGTATTCTATAGTTGCGGTAACGTATCCGTCCTGTATTGCACACCGCTGTCTATAACAATTCTGGGGTTAGCCGGGCCAGTGGTGTCTAGTTCTAAGTTAAAATAATTTGCCATAATTTATCAACTCCTTTTCCTATTTATCAGAGAATGCACTCTTAATTTCTTCAATATCGCTGGAGGTTAGTTTAGGATACATAGCTAAAACCTCCCCTAAACTTTTACCAGTGGCATTGATTTTTCTATTTATTGTTCTAACTAGTATATTTAATTTATATTGAACCATTTACAACACCCCCAATAATATCAGACAAAGCGTCTTCTATATCGTTCATTCGCATATCATCATCTGAAGTGTATTTCGATATCTCTTTATTAATCTCATCAGTAAGTGTGACATATTTTTCCTTGTTTATCACTTCAATATCTAAATGGCTAATGATATCTTCTTCATTTGTTTCTAATACACAGAAACTATTATCCATTTTATAATTTTGACTACCCGGTACAAATTTTTGTATATCTAATCCTTTATAATCAGCTTTACCATTCTCATCAATAACTTTTGAAATTTTTAATTTTATTCCCATTTTTAATACTCCTTTAATCTATTATATTAATTCACCATCTGGATTTATACCGCCTGTTACAAATTGAATTAAAATCGCTAATTCATTCAGGGCCCCTTGCTCCCACGATTTAATGTCCGTCCCCCCAGCCCCAATAAGAATAACCCCCTGGCTTCTTACTACGATTAAAAGGGACTCGGTAATAGCATGTAACCAGGTACCTTCAAACGAATCACTAATATTCCCGAGGCTTGTACCCGCTCCGTTATAAATTGAAAGAAATGGTTGTGAATAATAAGTAGTATATACTACGTCTATTCCATAGTGATACGCACCAATGCGTGCACTATTGGGTGCTATAGGTGTTGCTATAGCTAATTGTGTCCCGTTATAGTCATATACTCTGTAATCCAGAGTATCGCTATTAAGAGCGCACCCCGAAAGCCATTCCTCTGAGAAGCATATTTTTCGTGCAGAGGCTCCACCAGCTCGTGCGATAATAGTCTGTTGGAGGGTTCCAGTTGGTGTATAGCTGGATATTTTATCGCCTTTAGTTGTCCAAACTAAACCGTCTGACCTACGATACCCACTAAACCAGTCAAACCCATCACGCTCTTCAAAATTATTAAACGTAGACAAAGTTGACTGGGCTGGAGCCCCTCCACCGCCCACATCCGCCCATTGTGTTCCGTCCCACACTTTCTGTGCTGGGACAACCCATTCTGAACCATTCCAATATTTTTGTGCCATAATATCAATCCTCCTTAATCACCACTTATATCTATCCATATATCATTTGTTGCTGGTCCACTTGGTGCTGTTGTAG